GGTGGTGCGACTTTTGCAGCAGGGAACGAAACTTGGAGTTTTTCAACCATGGTTTTTTCTCTAAAAAAGTTAGTAAACTAAATCAGTAAAGTGAATATCTGCAAGCCAACGCATGGACGTTGCGGCAAGGCCGGTACAGGTAATGATAAGGCCCGCCGCCGCTGATGTTGCGGCAGCCATACTAACAGCAATTGTTCCGGTAGTGCGGTGTACTACTGTGACATTGCTAACATCTAGAACACCTGTGTCAACTGTTGCGCCGTAGCGTAAGACACCATCAACTGCGAAGACTGCGGATTCGTTAGTTGCGGAATTACTACGGCACACGACGTAACCACGGAAAGGAATTGTACTTGTTAGCTGACACTCAAGGGTTGCCATAGCAAGGGGAGTGGCGTTAGCCGTCGTTGCAAATTTCTGCGACTGCCGCGACTGCGCTACCCCGGTGCCGCCACCGCCATCATAGCCGACGACGAAATCGGATGAATTCAAGGCTTTTCCATACCTCCCCCCCACCGTCGCGTAACCCTGTGCGTTTGTGGTGTTATTTGCCCCGCCTATCACTGCTGAATACTGCCCGCTTGCGGTGTTGCTTTCCCCGCCGCCGATGGCTGCGTCATCCCCGCTTGCTGCGTTGCTCGCCCCGCCGCCAATGGTAGATCTCAACCCGCTGGCGGTGTTGCTCGCCCCGCCGCCAATGGCTGCGTAATTCCCGCTGGCGGTGTTGTTATACCCGCCGCCAATGGTAGATCTCAACCTGCTGGCGGTGTTGCTTTCCCCGCCGCCGATGGCTGCGTCAGACCCGCTTGCTGCGTTGCTCGACCCGCCGCCAATGGTAGATCTCAACCCGCTGGCGGTGTTGTTATACCCGCCGCCGATGGTTGAATATTGCCCACTTGCCACCTGTGCAGCGGTCGCCCGCGTCATCTGGAAATCGACAGCACCTATCCCCCGCTTGTTGCCGCCGGTAGCCGTGCCATCGGGAACATGAGCTATGATAGCTCCGTTGCCCTTTGGCTTGAGGACAAAGTCAACATTCGTAGTACTTCCTTTGGCCTCGAGAGCGCTAACATTCGTTGTATTGTTCGGTGAACTTGTGTACGCATTATCATCGAAGTTTACTACACCACCACCCGCCGTTTGCCACGCCGCGCCGTTACTGCCGTCAGAAGTTAGAACCTTTCCGGTAGCTTGTCCTGTACTTAATATGGCTGTCCCTTCATGAGTATGAACAGTGGCAGCTGCACCAACATCCGTATTGGTCAGAACAACGGTACCTGTCTGCCCATTGACACTGTCAACAGCACCGCCACCACCAGCATTAGTATCGACAAGGATAGTTATCGAAGCCACTTATACCTCCATCGCATAGACTTCAATAAAACCACCACTGCCAGCACTTTGAACATAAACCAGATACCACGTCGCATGCGTCTGAATGTTGACTAACAAATTGCTACGTCCTCCTGGGCCAGGTGGTCCGAGGACGACACTCTGGACAGGTACCGGCAACATAGCATAGTCAATACCGTTTACACTTTGCTCAATCGAAACTACAACGTTTGCTGAGGTTTCATCAACGACAACCTGAATGGTTTGACCTCCCGAAGCAGTACCTGGTACATAATAGAATAAGTTCGTCCCTTCAGGGTGACGATGACCGATTTTATAGGCAGGACCTGGCTGTGTCGGACTCGTATCGGCTGATTGATGGAAAACATCGTGCCCAAGGTTACTCGTTGCAGGCCTTACACTTCGGTATTGCTTTCCAAGCCAATAGGACGGAATAGTTGGAACTAAAGCCATTAGATTTCTATGCTCCCACTAATGATAACATTGATTGATTCAGCTTTTTCTGTCGAAGCTTTTACGATAAAATCTTTTGGAATAGTATACCCTAAACTTCCAACGAAAGAGTAGGTAGGAACAGTGGCCGAAGGAGTAACCGCAGCGACAACAATTTCCTTAACAAGCATGATCGCTCCGAGTCCGTTATCCAAAAATATCCTAACCATCCCGTCCGTCGTTGTCCCTTGTGCAACGATACGGACTCCTAAGAGGTAAGTAGAACTCCCCGCAGTATAGACCGTAGCTAACGTCCCGGTACCATCCCTGTTGCTGTTAGCGACACTTACCGTTGCCATCCCTGTGATAAAGTCTGTTGCCATAGTTTCTAATATGAGAACTCTGAAGTTGTCTGTCAAGCAGAACGAATACAGAGAGAACTAAGTCCGGTTACAAGTCCAGAGAGTCCTCCTGAATAATGAGCCGGACTGACTAAAATCTGCGGTGGCGGAACGTTTGTAACAGAACATACTCCCTGTAACTTTATGGTAGCTCCATTTTTAGGGACTGTCACAATAGCACAGGGAATCGTAACCGGTAAAATCCCACCATCGCTTGAAATTTCTGTAGCAGCATAATGTATGGTCCCATCGGTAACTCTAAAAACATAGTAATTGCTCGTTCCTTTCGCTTCTAGAAGTGCACGGGAACATATCAAATGTTTCCCCGGCACATCAATGGTCAGATTGACAATATCATACCATGTTCCAGAAGTAGATAAAGAAACGGGACTGTTAAGACTGACGGAATCCTGTCGGAGAAGAGGACGCGGTTCCTGATTGAAAAGCTCATCAACAACAATTACGTCGCCATCCTGATAGTCAAGATTTGCTCCAGGAAGGATTCTTTTGATACTACTGAGTCTTATCAAGTCACGATCATGAGGAAAGCTCATTACAGGTCCTGATATCTGGCAGTAAAGTCTAGGGTGTTGGCTACGGTCAATGCTACTTCTAATGTCATTCCTGTGTCAAGAATTAACCGTTCGTCAGTAAACGAAGTGTGAAATGCTGGAACTGTCGTCGAAGCCGTAATGGCCGGAACGTATAGTTCTGTCACCAAAAAACGAGATCCTCCACCGACATTACGGTAAATACGAATGAGCCCTTCGCTTGTCGAGCCCACACCATTGACGGAAATGCTTCCACTAATACGAGAGCCACTAGCTCCTGCTGTAACAAGAGTGTAGTACATACCTGTAGTTGTTGCCTGTACATTACTCGTTTTCATGTTGTTCCTTAGTAATAAGTTCTAAAAAAGGGAATTGCTATGTTTGGAGGCATACTGTTGTTTATATTATCCGGATAGTAAAGATCTCCGCTAGGATAATACTTGTCTTGTTTTACTGCTGCCTCATCCCGATGGACAAGATGGATATTACAACTATGACTCGTCAAAGTTTGAAGATAAGCATGAGCCTTATCAGCAAAAAAACTCCCGTTGTGACCAAATCCATCAAAAAATCCAGAACGTAATAAAACTAACTTATCGTTTTCATTTAACCAAATATCTGTTGACCCTTGGCACGTTCCTCGTAAGCAAATGAGTTCCTTTATATTTCGATCGTGTACTTCGTGGTACAGCCGGTCAGTATCCAAATGGTTCGCTAGAAGCCAATCATTTGTAGCATCTCTGTAAACAAGCAACCACAAGGTCATCAACGTGTAGAATCCATACCCCATCGGAATGTGATCGTTGAACTGTTTCGTTACCCGGTAATGTTGTGTGACATCTATATGATAATATCCACTTGTTCCAATTTGAGTTGCTCCTGCCATATAAGGCCAATTCCGCCCTGAGCTTTGTAGAAAGGGGGAATGAACCGTAGTAAAAGCTCCGGCAGGTCCTTGCCATTTAATATCAGACCAATGATGAGTCGTTAGAGTATCATCAACAGGACAGATTAACGGCATTGTCTGTTCTGTACGGCAGAAATTGTGATTGCATATCGTATAATTGTTATCTACTGCACCGTATGTATCTTGTAATCTCTGATGCCACCATTTCGCAATCATTGATGGCTGCGGAGAAATAAAATCGGATTTCTTTACCGACCCAAAAACGCTTCTCTTCCCAGATCCATTATCTATCGCCCAAAGCTTGACGCCAAGGTCTGTTGACGTTGTTGTTGTTTCATTAAAGTTCAAGACTTCTGTATCGGCTGGTCCGACATTAACATCGTCAGTCTGTATCTGCAATGCAGCAACAGCAGTTTGCGCAGGCACCCAAGCTTCGATTTTAGGAAACTTCGTCAATGGATTCTGTAAATCGAACCACACTCTTTGTGTATAGTCTACAGGCTTATTTGCTACTTCATTTTCAAAAGTTATAGAAATAACATCGTCAGTACTTTGAGCAATTGGATTGTCTTCATCGAAGGACAGAATTACTGTAAGGTAATCACGTATTTCATAATAAGGCCCAAGTGCGGATGTTTTTTTGTGAATGTTGATATTTCCGGCATAGCGTAAGACTAGGACGTCCCCACACCCTATTGATAACGATGAATCATTCTGCGGAACTGAAAGCGTCCAACTGCATTCAACATCTGCCGTAATTTCTTGTCCTTTACGATATCCTCTTGAGAACCCCACATCGGTCGTATCAGCAACGACAGACCATTTAAGGCTACCTGTATCTGTGAATTTGAGACTACTCGTGGCCGGGAATTTAGTCGGAACGACACCATCGTCATGAGAAACATACACTCCGGAATGTACCGTACGTGCGGATATAAACCGTTCGTTATTCTTAAGGAACTGTCTGAAAATGACAGGGATTGAATCTTCACCATTATCGACTGCTGGCCAAAATGAAGACATGGCCAGAGCATTGTCGAGTTCGTAATCTCCTTCGGTCATCCAATAAACAGGAACTTCCGGGCCAGCACTTTTCTGACTAGCCAAAATGGGCATTTTGGTGGTTATATTCATCCCACTAACCATAGCCACACCAAATTGTCCTTGTCCGGGTTCTACTTCGATAATACAGTTGAAAGCTTTAGCGAGGTCTGTATCGTATCCAGGTGCGTTACCTTCATGATCTCTCCACCGGAGATTAACACCTATACCACCCTCTAGCTGTCCGGCTGTTACAAATTCGTCTTCAAACCACGCCTTCTCTCCTGCTGTTCGCTTACCGAGTTCACGACGCTCACTATAGTCATTTTCATAGGGTGGCTCTAACGGAAGTAAATAGAAATAAGCATCAAAACCGTTAGATCCGTGTTTCCCGTTCTGTCCTATACATATTTCATAGAGTCCCGGCAGAAGTTGCGCAGATACCCCAGGAAATACCTGAGTGTATGATTCACGAAGGTTTTCCGAAGGGACATCAATATGGTACTGTTTGTAGACTATTCCGTCGATTGTAACATCAGGGTCAGCGGTTGTCGGATGCTCTAAGTATGGAATCCATAGACCAGTACTATTACGATACGAAACACGAATCCATAAGCTATTATCGGCTGTTACTTCTGCAACAGTAAAATAAGGTTTTAATACGTCACTAAACAGTAGCGATTTCGTTGCGTATGTTTCGGTCGGCGTAGGAGTTGTTTCATAGAGCATGAACAAGGGTACATGATCGATCTGGGTAGCTAACGATCCTCCTATTCCGTTGAGAGTGAACTCGCCGGTATATTTCTGGTATGTACCAGAAATGTTGTTTTTCGTATTAAGCCATCGATACGTTACGTTTCCATTATATGGAAATCCTATCGTTGGTGGACTTTTGTAGTCCATTGGACCAAAGACAGGTTCGCGAGATGATAAATACGGAATATAATCTTGTATATCTATTGGCATTTAGGCCTCTCTTAAAACATACCACATCACAAGTTTCGTTGGTTTTAACCGTGATTGTGTTACTTCTACCGCAACGGTATCTTTATCAACGGATACAATTTCGGGAATATATTCGAATCGATGAGCACTCAAATTTTCACCAGCCATGCTGTTCTGGCCACTACGGAAATATCCCTTAGGAGGAATAGACAGGGGATCCCATTCCTGGTTAGCATCAAGTGAAACCCTAAAGAGCTGGAGTGTATAGGCATGCATATTGGGCAGATCCCAATTGTGAACGATGTTCACTCTTTTACGGTGACCGTAACGCCACGGTGGTTTACCAGCCTCATCAGCCGTGTCAAATTCAATGAAGTCCATCATAACTCGCGGTCGTGGTCCCGTAGGATAGCCACCATCATATTCTTCGTCCCGCAGAATTTGAATCGTATTTCCACTCCGTCGGACAACAATACCGTTGAGACCTTCGAACTCAACCGTATCGGCATTCTCTACGTCAATACCCGATTCGCCTTTAGCTTTTACATGCCATTTATACGAATACGTATTTGTAATCGTAAAGGTATTCGTTACCGGATTCAAAACGACAGTAATGCCACTCCCACCTATCCATGTCACTGTTTCTTCGTCTAATATCTCTGACGTTGAACTGCCGTCACTAGCTGTCCATGTATATCCGGGATCTCCACTGCCGCTTCCAGATTTGTACCAACCTTCGATCTTAGCTGTTCCGCCAAAAGGTTCTTCCAAATTAAACCAGACCCTCTTGGTATAATCTTCCGGACGTTCCTCTGTAGCATTCTCGAATTGTATCCTTTTGATTTCGTTTCCAGTAAGGTAAATCTCGTTGTCTTCATCCCAGCTATTCTGAACTTCCAGCGTTGGTTTAGGAACATTAATATCGATAGTCTGTCCGTTTTGACTAACAGTAACTATCCCACTTCCCGTAAAAAAGACAGTTTCGCCATTGACAACTTCTGCCAAAGGACCAGCTCCACCTTGTACATTCCACGAATATCCTCCAGGAGGAACATGAATTTTAATCGTATGATCTAACTCACGGGTAACGACAGCAACACCCGAACCAACAAAATTGAGGGTATTGTCAGCATCGTCAACGGTAAATTCGTAGTTTTCATCAACATAAACTTTCCAACTAAAAGCATAGGTATTCTCTATCGTAAAAGTATTTGTTCCGACATCGAGAGTGACAGCAATGCCATCCCCACCTTGCCAAGTAACGACGTCGGTATCTTCTACCGTTACAGTATTTGTACCATCAGAAGCATCCCATGATGACATATCACCGCCTGTACCCGCTGGAACATGGATGTTGATGGTATGGCCAACTTGAGTTACTGTAACAGAACCTGTTCCTGTAATGGTTACCGTATCGGTATCTTCTACTTCGACAGGTGTATTGGCTTCACCCTGGATATACCATGAGTATCCTCCTGTTGCCGATATTGTAATCGTCGAGCCACTTTGGACAATTCCAATGCCGGTTCCACCAACGAAGGTAACAGTTGTCGTTCCATTACCATTAGCAGAGATTTCTTCTCTGGGAATTCCATTATTGAAGTTGTAGTCGCTATAGAGATACCAATAGGCTTCATTGTTAATCTCTACGGTATTACCAGATTGTTTAAGTTCTAAACTTCCTGGAGTACCAGTTGTGAAATGTAATGTGTCATTGCCTGTAAACAAATAGGAACTGTAACCCGTAACTTGAAGACGTAATTCATAGCCTGCCCCACGTTCTACGTTAAAGTAAATGTTATTCCCTGACCGATAGACATCGATATATCCATCTTCTATGAACCAGAGAGTATCACCATCTGCAATTTCTAATGATGGTTCATCAGCTGTAGCGGCAAACCAAGAGTATCCGTCACCTGTTCCGGGTTTATACCATGCTTCTATTTTCGCCTTCTGTGTCGTTGGGCTGGTAAGGTCGAACCATACACGTCCTGTATAATCTTCCGGTTTATTCTCCGTTTCATTTTCAAACTGCATTTCGACAATAGCCAATCCGGTAGCGAAATCCAGATTGTCTTCATCATGCGTCTGATAAACTCCAAAATAATCTTCGATAATAACATAAGATTCTCCGGCTGTGTTACCTACTCCTCCGGTAACAGTTCCAGCGAATTTGACAAGAAGTTCATCATTACAAGCGATATCTTCAGATCCTATGCCTTCGTCTTTGATAGTCCAAGAACAAGCCCCAGTAGGAACGTCAATGGTTATTGTTTGTCCTGTCTGTGAAACGGTAGCACCGCCCGTACCCTTAAAAGTGACAGTATCTCCGTCGTAGACTGCCATTCCGGCATAGCCATCAGCTTTAACAATCCAGCTGTAAGAGAAACTTGCCGTAGCGTCAATGGTAATACTACGTCCAACACGAGTAAGGTCTATACCGGTCCCAGCTATCAATCGAACTTCATCGGCATCGGCAACGGTTATCGTTGGGTCAGCATCGATACCGAGTTCCCATGTATTCATCGTACCACCACCGGCACCACCACCGATAACAGTACCTTTAACCATAATCTGGCGTGGACTTTCGTAGCTGATGTTCCAATGGAGAGTAGCAGTATCAACAAAATTGATATGTTCTACTGTTTCTGTTACTGCCGGAAATTCACTATGAACAGCTTCTCCATTGTCCAAGAGCTCCAACGGACGTTCAAGAAAAAACTTCTGTCCGCTTCTCTGGATATGAATGGTTTCCAGAGGAGAAAACATTTGGACCATAACGGCAGGACCTACCTCACCACTGCCAGAGGGGAGTGTAGGAGCTTTCCCCTTCTCTTCAGGAGCTTTTTCTTCTAAGACAACTCCTGTTTGAACTTTGATCTTTTTCTTCGTTAGACGTTCAAATTCACGTTGAACTTTAGGGTCGTCATGCCTCCAGCCTGTTTGCATCTACTACCCCCATGTTTTCCGCATCATCGTGTTCAGGATGTAGCTTATTGAACGGATAACAACGGTATATTGTCCTGTAATAAATCGTAAAGAAGCTCTGCGCCAAGTACGGATAGGAGCTATCAAAACAATACTCTCACGACCTACAGGAAGCTCCGTAGGCATCGGAACCATTGTATCTAAGCTGGGAGTTTGACGAATCGAAAAATAGATGTTCGTCGATGGAGAAGACGTCATCGCTAAAGCGATAAGGTCGTCACTTCCGGCATCGTCTTTTCCACCATAAATTTCCTGACGACGATATTCCAGGTGAAGTTGCGGCTCACGATATGTTGCCAAGTCGTAGTTGTAAAATTCATACGGTTCTACAACTCCTGGTCCGGTGGGACTGAGTTTGTATGGTTCGATTTCTTGCGCGTTAAGTATGACTTTATCCAGGCTATTATCCGTCGTACTGTCTGCCAAGTTATGGACAATGACTTCTCCGGGGATCTCCCGAAGTACAACATCTTTCGATCCTGATTCTCTGGTGGCATCATAATAATCCTTCAAATATTCGTCGCCTAAAAAACTGTAGTCTTGTAACTGAAAGTGAATACGTGTTCCACTGATATCGTCATCCGCATTTTGATCGGTAAGTAATACACGGATAAACCGTGGCGAAGTAACGGTTAGCTTACCAAAACGGGAATACATTTGGTGATATGGTCCACGCTCTCTCATGGTTCGAACAAAGTTACTTCACGGCTTATTGTATCACCATATTCAGGATACAACCTTGACTCGATATGCCATGTTTTCTTCTCTAAACTATAATGGAGTTCCACCGATCCGACTTCTACGTTTTCAGAACGGATTGGTGAAGATACAACAACGATCTTTCTGTCTGGATCGTAATCGACTTGTAAAAATGGGTTCGTATTGTTCTCGGTAAAGATAGAATACTTCCTATTATAGGCTGTTAAAGGATTAGAATTCCCCATCGTAATCCATTGCCAAGTAGGCATAATTGATTCAGCAAGATTAATAATGTCAGTTCCTACCGATACGAACAGACCATTATGGTTAGCCCAGAGAACTCCATCTGGAATCACAATAGCCGTTTTATTGTTCCAGGTTCCTTGTCCGGTAACCTTCTCGAGAACTTCCCAACTATCGACATCGGTAACGCTAGGCATCTGAATCCGGTAGAGCTCATTTCTAGAGAACACCCAAAGTTGTTCCCGAAACTCATGCATGGCTGCTACAGGCTCTGCTCCTAATTGAATCCAATCACTTTCAACAAAAACATCTTTAGAAACAACTCCGTTCTGTACGAGGCTAAAACGTATTCTGCCGTTTTCTTCTTCTCCGTACTTATCTATACACCCACCAAGGAATGTTCTACCTTTGACAACCTGTACGCTTCTGGCCCCACGTCCTTGCCAATAATTAACATCTCCAAGCAGTAATGGCGGAGCTGCCGTTGCATAGTCCCAAAGATACTTGTCGGGTGGAACAACATAGGAAAGATCCCAACCAAGCGGATGTGGTGCTAGTGTCCCATCTTCATTATTAGCCCAGGAAATGATATTGTTATAATAAGCCAGCCAAGCACTTGTTTGAGTGGGTTCCCCTTTGTAATAACGCTTCCAATATTCGTGGTCATCCCAATCAGCAAAAGGTTCTTTTTTGCCATCGAGAACAAAACTGTGAAACAATCCATAATCATTAGGATTGTCGTCCCATTTTTCTGTCACCGGATAGGAGTAGTAACCTTGAGGCACTTTCTTGTTAATACTAAATGTCTGTAAGCTTCGAATTCGGCTCTTATTAAGGTCTGCCTTAGCGACATAAAGATTGAGTTTTTCCAAGCCTAGTTCTATAAGCTTGTCGATGGCCTGAGCATTTATTCTTATTAGTGCAAGAATATGATGTGGTACCGTAAGTGATGGACGATAACCAATACGGTTGTCCGTGTCAGCTATGTTCATTCCAAAGTAATAATCTCCTGTAGGTCTGCTCAATGACGCCGTATAGGGTGGCTGCTGGGACGGATTAAACGGCTCCCATGCCGCAGCAACCCATGTTCTCAATGGATAATCCATCAAAGCATGGTTGATTGTTCGATAGTAGCGCACATTGCCAGCAACTTCATAGTACCTTCCTTTGTTGTATCCAGGAACATCTATACAGGGCTGAGGGAAAGCCTGCTTCCCTTCGATCATTACTCCTCCCTCGTAAGCTCCATAGAACAGACGTGATAGTGATTGTTCGCTCCAAACAGTTTCTGTTCCGTCCGGAGGTTTAACAGCACAGAAATAGAAAAGGGCTGTGTTCCAGCTATAGTCGTGAAGCACATAATTCGTCCCTTGAAGTTCCCACCGAAGAGTTCTGTTGTTTTCGATAGCGAACATCGTAGGGTTGGGCATATAAGCCGGTTTCTTCACTTCATAGATAAAGTCCTTAACAAAAAGTTCTATTCCGTTAATAACAGCTGTAAGTACAAAAGGAATCTTTTCGCCTTTCACCCATGAACGAGGAGTCTGGTTTTCAAGATAATTCGGGACTCTTAATGGCAGGACTGCATATCCACCTTTGCCCCATTGTGGATGACGGTCTTCGTTCGGAGCATACATTCGTCCACCGATCATTTTACCGTCTTCTCTAGGTGCAGGATCATGCATTCTTAATGGGCAACCGATAACCCGCATTTCATAATCTTGTCCCATCCAATTTGCTACCGTATCGGCAACCCCATATTCCTTAGCTTCACCGCTATACATCTCGGTATATTTCCGGTGTTGCTCTTCCATTGCGACTTCAATTCCATCAAAAACTTCGAGTGATTCACTAAAAATCAAATCCGAATTCAAGTAGGGATTCCGATAGAGAACCGGACGTTCCCACGGATTTGCATTCGTATCAACCCCTCGTGTGTAATCTGCTGGTAGATATTTCGGAGTGCTTGTCTTGTCATTAGGATTACCATACCATCGCTCGGGATCACTTGTATGAACACTAGCAAAATCTTGTTCTACAATACAGACTTCTATATCACGATCCATAGTTGACGTAAAGACATCCCCTACAGAATTTAATTCGACAAAGCCAGCAACATCATTTCGGGTAATCCACATAGAGGGGTACCGAACTTTGTACGTCTGGAATTTGTTGTCCTTTTTGTAAAGCGGAACCAGCTCGTCGAGTTCTCTAAAGGGAGTTCCATACCCTGCATTCTGGATGTTCCAGAACTGATCCTGACCTTTGTCTCTTTTGTAGCTTATATCCCATAATTCCCAGACATAACACGGATACATCTGGTCGCCTCGTTCTGGAGTTGCCGTAGGATAATCCGTTCCTGTTCTATAAACAGCAGTATCTACAGGATCGACATACTTATTCAGCTCTGTTGTGAAAACAACCGAAGAACCATAACGAGAATGATCGGTATAGATACCACGAGGCATCCATCCAGGATAAACGTGACTGATAGGAGTTCCACCGTTAGGAGTATAGGAGTTAACAAAGGGATTCCGCCAGAACGTTCCAGAACCTAATTCCTTTAGCCATGCTACAATCATCGTCCCGTTCTGGTCCGTTTCTATGAACCAATCCTGATAATTCCGACGCCAGAAACGAATAGCACTCCAGACACTATAAGCCTGTCCTGGACCTCTCTGGTCGGTAAAGGCTTCAAGAGCTAGAACTTCATTACGGTCGCTATTTTTCTCTATCGTATGTTTCCAATATGAACAAAAGTCACCGGTATTAAAAGTCAGGAAAGGACCGTTCTGTTGGTAATTGACATTCCCTGTCACCGGCTGTTCGATTATTGGAGCGATCGATATGGTTCCGCTTTCAAGACAAACAAATCGCCAGCCACTACGTTTGACGAGAGCTCCCTCGGTAACATTAGGACTAAAATTTTCAAGGTAATGTACAGAAGTAAAACCATTCTGAGTCATAACAGGCAGATCGTTTTTAACGGATTCGATCATGCCCATAGAAAATGTTACCTGACGAAGTTCTTTTTTCATGGTGTCTCCGCTAGCCAACGTAACGGTTCAACACGAAGAACTGAGTTCTCATCAAGGAACATTTTAGTATAGGCTTTCGCCTGGAGTAAATCCGCTTCAAAGAGTCCTCTAAGGACTTCCACCTTCTGAGCTAAACTTTCGTCCCCACGTAGATAGAGTTTCCTTGTACATTCTAACGTCAATCCGGAACGTAGAGCAATTGTCAAATAGTCCGGGATCATATTGGCCTGAGTCCATAAGTTCAATGGATATCCATGGTTAGCGACATAATGGACACCGATAGGTTCTTGCTCCTGAATCTTTTGTGAAAAATGAATGGCCAGAGATTCATCCGGTCTTTTTTGAATATTGAACTCCCAACCACCGAAAGACGTAGCATTAGTCGTAAAAGGACGTTCAGCCCGATTAGCATTTAAGACGGACTGTTGGCTTTGCTCTCGTGCTTCTATTCCATTACGGACAACCTGGATGACACTTTTGACATTCAAAGTCCCAGGTACAATCATTTCGTATGGACTAACAGGAATCCACGTTATAATTGGCAAAAACGTTGCCATCCGGTAGTACATGTCGTCAGCAGTCACAAAAGCGAGTTTATTAACGTCAGTATTCTGATATCCGATAAAGCTGTCCCTATCGGCAATAGTAGCGAATGTCCAATCGATAGGATTGGGGAAAGGAACAACTTGATAGTAGCCTGTCCAGACTCTACATTCTTGAGATATACGATTTAGAACATCATTGGCACTGTCAAGATATTCTTTCCGTTGGAGCTTTTCAAACCCTATGTCACCGATATCACTCTGAACTTGCGAGAAGATCGTCTGTAGCGATATTGCCATCTGTGTATTCCTTGTAATCTGGTGGATAGATAGAACCCAAGTATTGCCACCTGCTGGAAACCTTCCCTGATATACGTCGAATCTTCGTTTCTACGGCATCACCTTCTCGACTTCCTGCACTATTGGTATTCCCTTCAATAGAGCGCATCCTGAATTCATCGAGAATTTCGGTGGCAATCCACGCATGGGATGTCGTTTGTCCCGTTTTCATAATGGTTACTCCACCGACTACAGGTTGTTGTCGAGCCATAACATACGGATGCATTTTTGCTTTTCGCCAGCTGAGTTGTCCTCCAGGTTGGAGAACATTAAGAACTGCTTTTTCGTGTTCTGTCCCTCTGTAAACACTCCACCAAACGGCTTTACAAAAGAGAACACACCAGGCATACCCTGGTCGCCAACCAACCTCTTTCATGAGTTTTTCAAACTCAGGATCATTGAAGCTCCGGTTATTCCCGATTTCTCTTACATGAAGCCATTTATTGGCTTCCTCCAATATCCGTTGGACGCTGGGTGGGTGTAGCATCTGTCATGCTCCCTTCTGTTGCTGATAGTGTAAACATCGTTCCTGTAATTTGCTGTGTTAACGCTGCTATTTCCTGTACTGCCTGTCCTGTAACTTCTTGTTTACCAAGGATTTCCATCAGACTTTTCTCTGCCATTAGAAGCACCAAACGGATATAACGATCTGGAATGTCGATTGTATTGTTCCAATCGCTATTGGGATCTTGAGGATGCAGCAGCGTATCGAGAATCGGATTACGTCTTACATGAAGAAGAAAGTTATTCGGACCGAAATAAGTTTTTCCTGGCGGCAACGTTACTGCTCCTGTCATGTCAATCTCTTGTCCAAAGAATAACAGAACACTATGCCCGCTATGTACCCAGGCCATAGATTGGTTCCATTGGGTATTCTCTATTGTCGAAAGAGCTATGAGTGTTTCCATATTCACTTTCTTTAGAGGTCCCATAACAGTATTCGTTCTGTTAAGAGCAGCGTTGGTATTAAGGACAGCTATCGCCTTGATTTCACTGATAATGTTGGTAGGATAAAAGGTATTTGCAGCCCCTTTATTCATTGTTCCGAAAGGTCTATTCGGATTAACATTATTCCAAGTGTAACTAACAGGAAGTGATAAATCAATAAATGGAACCCAGTTGTTGAGCAATCCTGGCTCCATTGTTGCCTGGAAGTACCAATCGTAGAAACCTCCACTTGTCGCTGCCAAAAGGTCAGCCACATGACTGATAGCGATATTCAAACTCTGACGGATTACTTCTGTTTGGATATCTTCAGAACCATATTCAGTGGTACGACCACGGAGCCATGTGACAGCTCTTGCATGTGTCCAAAGATTCCCGAGAGGAACGGGGAGCTGCGTGGGCGAAGTAATAGGCATTAAAGTAGCACCTGTACAAGTTGTTGCAACTCTGTCCAATCCTGACTGTCTGCTTTAGCAAAAAGGCTGGCAAGGTGTACTACAGAAGTATGCCACAGAGGATCGTAGTCTAATTGGCTGGCAATAGCTGCCACAAGATCCTGATTCTGTGGAACGGGTAAATATTCTACGAGCAAATCAGGATGAGAGTTGAAACTCTTATCAGTAGAGCTTAAACTTACTTCTAAAGAGGTAACTCCTGCGTTAACACTAATACTGTACATCGGGTCATACGCCAACGTATGTCTGCTCGAACGAATTGATTCCATTTTGGCTCGTGGCTGCCAAGAAAAATATAACGGTCGTAAATTTTCGTTCGTAAGGGTACAGAGTTTCAGACTGTAAACAAAAGCTACTGACGACGGAAGTGGATATGTTGCGTAATTTCCACCTGCCCATCCGAACTGAACAGTTCTCATGTAGTTCGGATAAATAGCCTGAAGAACTTCTGATTGTACTTTTCTTGGTTGCCCTATTATCTGGGATAGACTCGTGTTCATGCTTTTAAGCATGGCTCTGTAGATATAAGACTGTCGGAGTATTGCGCTGTAACGAACTCCATCACGAATAGCATTGGGAGACCCTGGAGCAAAAGGATCTCCCAATGCATTGGCAAGAGCAATATGAGCCTGCAATAGGGTCACTAAGTTGCATCACGGAATCAATGGTTTACCCAACACATTGGCTGGAACTAACATCACAACATCAACGCTATCGGTATTGCCTGGAACCGCAGCCGTAACAGTTACACTTCCGGAAGTCACTACGGCTCGTTTGAAGGCAAGGTAAAACACTTCCTGTCCATCAGAAAGTTCCGGTGTCGAAATTGTAGCACTGCCACCAGCAAGAGTTACCTTACGTGTAATAGCAATAGCAGCTTTTGGTGGTTCCCCGTGAAACGTATCCAGATTCTGAATTACGAGTGTCTTATCCATAGTTGTTCCTTAGAATTTAATGAGTCGGAGTTTTACCGTATTATTTGTTTGTGCTGTCGGAGCGGCTTTCCCTGCTGGCCACTGAGCTCGTAATCTGAGTTTGAAATAGGATTCTGCTGGAGTAAGGATAATGTATCCAGCCATACTATGCCCAGGAGCGAGCTTATTGTGACCCATCGAAGAGAATCTATTGAAATGCTTATTGCTAAGGTCACAGAATATTTGTCTGCAATCATATCCTTGGCCTAAAGCTGAGCCTACCAAGCTGTCCCCATCAACAGTACAGGCATAGCCGTCAAGACGTACAAAAAGAGTATCTGATCCCGTGTTAGAAATGTTGTAACAAAAATAACGATAAGGGATACTAGGATGTAGTTTGGCACTATCGCCTGACAGAGCCGAAGTAAAATCGCCTGGCAGATAGGCATCTTTGTATACGTACTCTCCTGTACTGCTATCCAAGGCACAACACGAATTCCAAATTGTTCCCAGTGCAGGAAGAGCTCCCGTGGTCTGACTAACAATCTGTATCGAGTCTGCAAGTTTGACAGTCATTGTTATGGGGTTGTCCATCCAGAAGTCATTAACTCCTTGTGTCCCAGGGCGCGTCCGCACAACGCCCTGGGAGTACAAAGAAATCACAAACAGGAAAAAACCACACAATACCAATATCTTCTTCATTGTTTAGTTCCTCATCAAATGTTAAAAGTAATCATCTGTAGCCATTCACGGTAGCGACGTTCCAGACCAAGGATGCCAACCCATTGTTCCTTTTTCGTCATCTGTCCTTGTTCCTTTTCGGTTTTAATAACCATCATATCCCAGCCTTTATGCGTTACCGGTTGGAATGTTGGCTTGGACATATCAACGAGGAACATCTGGTTTTGCATTCCCAATTCAGACATCGTAAACGTTGGATGAAGATAAATAACACCACCCTGAGTTTCCAGGGCATCTACACGAATATCAAACCGGTTTGATGCTTCGGGGTCATAACGCATATACCCACTGTTATAGAATGCTTTTTTGAACTGTGCATGCAGCCACGGAGAGCAAAAAGCATGACGCTCTTCCGAACCACCCAAGTCAAAGATTCTTGGACCAAGATCTAGAATGCCTGGGTAGGTTATCGTTACACCCGGATAATTAAAGATATGATCTCTGTCCCGAGGGATCCACTCAAGGGCACCGCCCATAGTGTACTGTACGCGCCCACGTGAATCTGTTTGCTTGCCCTTTTGTGAGAGAAGGAATGTCCGTTCGATATGGAGTCCCTTTTGCAAAATCATCAGCCGACGAGCAATAGATTCACGGCTTTCAGACAGAGCATGGTCTTCAATAGAAGATTCCAGGGTCCAATCGATGGCATACTTGAACTCTTGGGTAAAGTTCTGGTCTACTTCTGCTGACTTGTGATAACCTTCTGTTGGCCCTGTACCTTCAGGGAAACTCGAGAGGCCTTCAACAAGAATCATATTGGTTGTAATAGCTCCATTGGGATTGATGTTAGCATTAACAATAGATAAGGGAATACGAGCTCCACCCCAATCTCTGGCGTGCGGACCACGGAAAGCACGGGCTACTGTTATTTGTGTAGAGCCAGCCCCTGCACTGCCAGGATTCCCTACGTTCATGACAAGGATCTGCTCAAGGTCAGTAAACCACCGACCGGCCGTTGCTGGATCTTCACCATAAGTTGTAGACCAATTAACAGCTGTCGGGTTAAATCCGGTACTATTATCGAGTCTTGGCCATGGTCCTGGGTTAGCTGGCAGTGTGTTCGCTCCGGTGACTTGTCCGGCAAAGAGCGGAACAGTATCGACAGCAATGTATAAACCGCGAACCCAAAAGATGTCGTTCGGATGAAAATAAGGTGCCATGTTGTCTGGAACTCCGAACGTTGTATGATTGTCGGTAGCGACACTGCCAACGGTTACCGGAATTGTCCGTGCGTGTTCATCAATCTGAACGGTCTTATGTTCTCGGGATTCAACCGTTTTCCTTTGTGGAAAGCGATTGTTAATCATCCAAAGAAAACGTGCAGGACCACGGGTGACAAAAGCGAGTTGTCCCAGGTTGGTATATTTCCGCAACCGTTCAGGAATGTTTGTAGAAGTTCCAAGTCCTCCCCAGACACTGCTTTCGCTTTGAGACTGCGGTACAGTAGCCATAATAGTTCCTCTTAGTTTCTATAACAGTTAAAAAAAACGTCCTTCATCAAGTATGTATCTATCAGCAAGCGGGTCGCCTGTTAACTTCCGCTCATTCTTTTGAGAGTTTTGACTTTGAGTCGTTGACGGAACATGAGCATATCTTCGCATTTCATTCCCCACTTTTCTCTGACCTTCTCTTGTGCCTTCCTCTTTTGCTTTTTCTATGAGCTTGTCAAAGTTTTTAAGCTTCCAAATGTCATAGTAAGACAACGGCTTAACCTCTTCTTGTCCATTCCGGATAGCAGCAATCCACTGATTATACTCTTCTCTCGGAATTCCAGCTGATTCAAAGTTCTTATACTCTTCTTCTAATATCCGAGAGATATTTTCTTCTGTCAATGGCAAAGGGCTATTTTCTGTTTTTTTCTTTTGACTAAGTTGCTGGATATATTCTTTCCTGCGGTTTTCTGATTCGATGTTTTGTTGTTCGATATCGTGCATTGTTTTCTGGTATTCTCTATCGATTTTAAACGAATGAGAACCAAATTTTAGCCTCTCGGCAGGATCATAGAGCAAACGCCAATCCTCACCAAAAGTTTCTGCCATGCGTTTTTCGAGGATATTTTCCATTTCTTCTTCTGTATAATTAGCTGGAATACCCGTTTGTTCTGCCAATTCAGGCATATAGGCCCTGACATACCCAACCGGATCATTGTGGAAAGCGCGTAACTTCTCGTAATCTTCCTTCATCGTGCTTTCTGATGGAAAGACGTCCTTTTCGAGATTGGCCAGATAGCTGTTTGAAAACTCGTCGCTATTGATAAAGTCGACCAATTTTTGATACGCTCCACGATAATCGTCATTCTCAGGCCGGAACTGTACAGGTATCCATTCCGGAGGAGTGTATGGAGGGCTGGCAGTTTGTTCTACTCCAGGGTTTTCCTCAACGGGGTTTACTTCCGACGGTGGAGTTCCTGACTCTTCTACGAAATCATCAGGGTTGCTCTGATTGGAATAGTTTTCTGTAGTCGATTCAGGCATTCCTCCAGGATATGTTTCATAGATGAAATCTGTCATCCCAGAATTCGAATATTCTTGAAGTTCTTCCATGGGTTACCCTCTGTTAAAGTTTATCATCAACATTGACGGTTGACACTGCTTTCGCGATGCTTCCTCCAACGGCAGCGACTTCGCGTTCATTATCGGCAAGTTTAATCTGTTCAAGTCGGAGATCTCGAGCATGTTCAATATCGAGTATTTCACGTTGTTTAGCCATCTTGAGTTCGAGATCGCGTTTTTCTTGTTCTGTCTTTTCGATTGTTTTTTGTGCTTTCTGCAGTTCACTTTCGAGCTGTGTTATCTGCTGTTGTTGCATATTAACAGTATCGACGGCCTGAGCAATTTGTCGTCCATCAGGAATGTCACTGTTTTCAAGCATGTGTTTCGTCAGCAGATCCGCCAAGGCAGGATTACGTGTCTGTCCACTGACAGATGCCAGCACTTGGGTTGCCATTTGTCGTGCTGTCGAAAGCGAGGTAGCAATTTCGACTTTAACCTTAAACCGGAGATCTTCATGCCCTTGCGATAGAGTTGCTTCACGTGATTCACCGTTCTGTCCGAAATAGGTGATGACCTTCCCTTTAGGTGCATACGCCTGTAGATAAGCAACGGCAACATAAGCAAATGTTGTCATCGCTTGTTCTTGGTACATAGCATAGAGCCGAAGCCGTTGCGTTGCCATACTATGTAACGATTGGAGGCCACCTAAGGTAATCCTGTTAGGTCCCAGAGCATCCGGATTGCCTTGTATAGCTCCATTGATACCTGTCGAGTACTCACTAAGTTCAGTGAGCATTCCTATGGCTTCTTTAAGTCCAGGAGAAAGAGATGAAGCTTCCCATGGTGTTGGTCGTCCTCCATCCGGAAGTGCAGGATTAGGAATGTATTTTATCCATGATCCGGGAACAGCGGCATCTTTTTCGATTGTTGTTGGATCCATTACGGCTCCATCAGGATATAGCATCCTATTCGAATTCGAAAGCTGTAGATTGTATATCATCAAAGACCAGAATTTATTCATTCCTTTGACCAGGTCTTTAACGAAGTGCGTCACGCCAAAGGCCTTATCAAAGCCACGCATAAAACTTAAGGTCAGCGGAATCAACGGGAATTCGTCAACCGGAACGACTTCCTCTTTAAGTATCCGGTTACCAATCATAACTGTTTGCCGAATCATTTTCCGTTGGGTTACTTCAATATTGTAAACCAGGATGGACTGTTCCGAAGCAATAGGATTAAACCTATAAGCTGTTACTTCCGGAGGTGTTTCTTGGATAACCCTATCTAATTCAATGATTTGGTCCTGCAGCTGTTCTGACTCTGCTTTAAGACTTTCGAAATCTCCGGTTGCTTGTTCAGCTTGTTGTTGCCCTTGTGATTCTATTGTCGGACCTTCCATGGCGTTAGGCATCATATCACTAGGGCCTATCACGGGCTCAAGTGGATGTACTCCCGATTCGGCCATAATTCCATCACCTTCAGAAGGAACAGGGATTCCACCTTCGGCAATAGCTTTCGAACCGTCCTCAATGTCCATAGAAGCAGATTGCATCTTTTCCACAAAACCATTAGCTTGTTCCACAAGCTCTTCTCGTTGTTTGAGAAGCTCTTGGTACTGTGGGTTTGGGACTATCGTTGCGGTAGGTTCTTCAAGACTTAAATCTCCGTTTTCACTAATCCAGACCTTGAAATAATCCTTCTGGTAAAAAATCCGTTCACATAATGGACGGAACTCATCTAGATCCGGAGTAGTTCCTGACTGTGCATCCCAAAGAGGAACAAACGATTCGAAGCCGTTTCTACGGGTTCGAGATGTTTCGGCGGCCCAGGATTCGAGATACATGAGGTCTTTCTCTCCGCCACTGATTTTCATGTCATACTTTTTTTCGGCTTTTACTTTAAGTATTGTTCTGGCAATACAGATGATATCCGCATCGGAAAGATCTCTGTTCTCACAAGTAGGATCTACATAAACATATTCCCAGGGGATGTGTTCACCTTTGACTCCGAATGTTGTTTCTCCATAGAAATCGTCCCTGCGGATATGGAGCCATCCTTGACCGACACGGACATTGTCTGCTGTAGCTTCGGCATACTGTAAGTCCATCCGGCTTTCAGTCCAAAAGGAAGTAAATATCTCTTCGTAAAGTCTGGATAGATCGACCAATTCATTAGTCGGAGCAATAAGCTTCGGAAAAGGTTTTGTTCCAACAAGATGGGCTATAACCTGTTCACCGATGGCATAGTTGATCTTTGTCGATATTGGAATGTCATATTTCTCTTTCTTTTCGATAAGCTGTTTAATATTGAACTGCGTTCCCGTACCCTGTACATCACCGAAATACATCTCCATATCATTGTGCATTCTGGCGAATGGAGAGGGTTGCAGACTAGTCGAACTTACGCTTGTATCAAGGCCAGAGCTACCATTTTTAACCCTGGTCATAATATCGAACCAATGATTAAGCTTTCGAACTTTAGGGGGAAGATTGCTTTCCATATCTCAATATACGTTCTTTTTTTTCACTAACAATCACATTTTAACAGGAGCAAATGACAATGACGACAATCACAATGTACCGAATTACATATACGGATGGCACATCGACAATGCGCGGACGCCACCCGATAGATGGCACAGGAGAAAAGTTATGACGATGACATTCAATGAATTTCTGACACGTCACAAAGCTTGCGGCGAGGCCCTCACGTGGAAGGGCAACCGTGACTTCGTAGCCACATGGAACGAATGCCAACGCCCTGATTGGATGCTGTGGATACTCGAACGAGTGCCGTGCGATCAGTCGAAGCTACGGTTGCTTGCTTGTGACTTCGTACGCCATACGCCACTGGATGACGGCCGCAAGGTGTGGGACCTGTTGACCGACGAACGGTCACGGAATGCCGTTGAGGTAGCCGAACGGTACGCCGTAGGCAAGGCGACAGACGAAGAACTGGCTGCTGCTAGGGCTGCGGCTTGGGATGCGGCTATGGATGCGGCTATGGATGCGGCTATGGATGCGGCTTGGTATGCGGCTAGGTATGCGGCTATGGATGCGGCTATGGATGCGGCTCGGTATGCGGCTCGGACTGCGGCTCGGGCTGCCCAATGCGACATGGTCCGAGCTCGGTTCGCGGCTGACGAGATTTTACAACTGGTCGAGGGAGAGGGGCGATGTCCATGCAGCTGACGACATGGATACTCATGTAATCGAAATAGTTCAAATAGGAGGTGCATAATGAAGACAAAGATATATAGCACGTATGCAGAATTTTCAGAACGTGAAGACAAAACGATTAACGGTGTAAGTCCGGAATTTGCAGCGCAGCACCCGAATTGGGAGCAGGACAACAAAACCAATACAGGTTGTTGGAATTGTACCTCCTGCGAAGGATGCGTAGAGTGCGTATGGTGTAGAGGATGCATAGAGTGCGTATGGTGTAGCGGATGCATAGAGTGCAGAGAGTGCACAAAATGCGAAGAGTGTACAAAGTGCAAAGGGTGCACGGAGTGCATAGAGTGCAAAGAGTGCAAAAAATGCGAAGAGTGTACAAAGTGCAAAGGGTGCACGGAGTGCGCAACGTGCATGGAGTGCAGGTGGTGCAAAGGGTGTAAACGGAGTAAATCGTGTATAGTGTGCCAAGAGTGTGAATGGTGCACAGAGTGTACAGGGTGCACAGAGTGCATAGGGTGCAGAGAGTGCGTATGGTGCAAAGAGTGCATAGAGTGTAAAGAGTGCAGAGCGTGCAGCGAATGCAGAGAGTGTATAGAGTGTATAGCGTGCACAGAGTGCAAAGGATGCACAAAGTGCAATGAATGCAGAGAGTGTACAGAGTGTAAAGAGTGTATAGATTGTACAGGATTGGTAGAAGAATACGGAATAACCAAAAGGTACACAAAATGAAAAAGCTGATAAAGACGCAGATATTTAGCACGTATGGAAATTTTTTATCCCGTGAAGACAAAACGGTAAACGGCGTGAGCCCGGAATTTGCAGCGCAGCACCCGAATTGGGAGCAGGACAACAAAACCAATACAGGTTGTTGGAATTGCACCACCTCTGAAGGGTGCAGAGATTGCAAAGAGTGCGTATCGTGTAGAGGATGCATAGAGTGCGTATGGTGTACAGGATGCATAGAGTGCAGAGAATGCGTATGCTGCATAGAGTGCAGAGAGTGCACAAAATGCCTAGCGTGCAGAGCGTGTATAGAGTGCAGAGGGTTAACGGAAACACACACACAAATTAGGAGGCGAATAAAATGATAAAACCAACTAAACGGCAAAACATACAATGCTGTACGAATCATGACAGCAAAAAAGGAGGACGAAACGTAAGATAATTATGGAAACTACATACTACAAAATCGGGGAACATTATCTCAGGTATAACCGTGATGGATTTTCGCACGTATGGGGCAAGAGAGATCCATCGATTAATGACCTTCTGGTCGTATTAAATGAAGGTTCTGATGAGGAGTTTCAAGCAGCACTCGACTCATTACGCACGGTTCAAGAACTTCCGACACCCGTTGACGAAGTTATTATCGACTATGTGAGGTCACGATTTCCTGAATTAATTATTCGTCATCACGTTGCTACTTCCGGAACTGAGTATATCACGCTTTGGTCAGAAATGGAAGAGCGGGTTGTAATTCGAATAGCCGACCACAATGAATGCTACCCGCCAGCAAAGGATGTGACCGCTCAGGTAAGCATTTACAAGTATAGCACCGATATCGAAGCTATCAAGAAAATAGTGAACGAAGTAGCAGACCTTATTATTCCAGATATTACCGATGACGGGAAAGAATAGATATAGCGACAAACGGAATTTTAGCCATATTTTAACCATTACCAGGAGGGAACCGATGCGGATACCTATTAAATTCAAAGCGCGGGAAAAGATGCCATTCAGCATCATACTGCCTGACTGTTCGGATGTGATGCACGGGAGTGCTCTAAGATCAGGGTTCATAACAGAAAAAGGAACGGCTATAGTTTATGACCATCCGGACAATCCTACCAATGAGGTACTGTGTGTTGCTCCGTATTCAGACGGAACATTTACAGTTATAGAAAAGATGGTGCATATCGAACTAAGAGAACCAGTCCAAATGAATGAATTTGCTGTTTTCATCCGAGCTGTGATAGCCGCGGCGAATACAGCTTATGACGATGAACTTAACCCAAAAACCATTTTAGATGTTTTAGCAAGAGGAACGAACTAATGTTTGAGAGTAGTGATATCATGTACCCCTTTCTACGGCACTTAGATCGGCACAAGAGTACCTTTATGTTAATTCCAGACATCTGGACCCAACATATTGCCCAAAAATATTTCTCGAAAGCGACTTACGCTTATCGGCTTGCTTATTTGAAGCATCAAGATGAAGCAATAAACAGCATGTCTTCTGACGATTCGTACGATCTCTATGCGATGATCTACCAATCTTTCCTCAGAGTTATTGATGCTGGAATAGAGGCTAAAGGTGTTACCGTTTATGACAACAGTCGTTGGTCGTTCAAAGAATCTTCACAAGGGACCAAGCCTCTTGTTTACTCCGGTTTTGAATTCATTTATCCGGAAAACACGCTAATATTGCTTCTCCAACCATGGACACTCTTTGACGATCTTTCTCTCGATTCATACAAGTCAAGCGATTTCAAATAATCTTTTTTCACAACAAACAGGAAAAGACATGAACAACACAAAAGAACTAGCTACTGATATTTTAGCCAATACTTTCATTGTTCCCCAGGAAGTAACCGAAGAACAGATCACTAAAGAAATTCAGACCGTTCGTATAACGAATAAGATTACGGATGAATATCTCAGTGAAATTGAGTTCTTCGCTAAAAACGAATGTAGCACTGCTATCGATGTAGACGACAGGGTCCGGTACGATAAACTCGATCGAATACGAAAGGACTGTAAGAACTTCAGGATAACAATTTCAAAAGTTTTCAAAAGTAGATACGGCTACTACAAGAAAGCCTACGACCAATGGAGGGCCCAGGAGAAAGAGATTATTGAACGTCTTACATCGGTCGAAACGATGTTTAAAGCCAGGCTTAGCGAAGTTGATGAATTTTACGAACAATTAGCTCAACAGCAGAAAGAGGCTGAGACAGCATACCGTAAAGAGGTTGAATCACGATGGCAACAGCTGCTGGCTTGTGGGAAGCACATTCCTATGGATGAATTCGAATATTTGTCTGTAGAAAAACAGGAAGAATATGTAAACAAAGCCCTACTAGAACGGGAACAAATAGAAGCAGAAAGAGCCAGAGAGGTAGAGGCACTAAAGACCGAAATCGAACTTTTGAAAGCTAACCAGACCGAGAGTTCTGTTCCTGAGGTAGCACCCACACCTATCGACCTTCCGACAGAAATCACTCCGTCTGTTACGAGTGTAGAACTTCCGGAAGAACCTGCAGAAATGTCTGCGCCACTTTATTCGAAGATAATAGAAGATGCGATTGAAACGATGAACAATCTCTATAACGCGAAAGTGTTTATCGATGGTATCGTCAACGTGACTTTGCTTTCTAAAGATCCACTCGTTATAGAGTCAAATGTGACTGTCATGAAGTTAAAGAACGGAATTATCACCCTGATAAACGAATGTCAGCAACTCCAGGCTGCGTTCTGGAATAGATAGACCCTTGAATCCAATACGGAAACATCTTCGGAATCGGTACCATGTTCGGGATGTCTATGGAGATAGTAATGGAAGGATAGCTCTTTACATTAAAACTCCGACATCCCGATATTGTTATATCTGTGATGATTTCGTATCGGCTACCCGAATATTAAAAAACCTTCCATACAATACAGAGGTAGAATTTTATGATACAAAAGAAAGAAGAGTCTTCTAAAAAGCGTATCAATACTTCCAGAAAAGGGGCCAGAAACCAGAGGTTGACGGAGCTATTCCTTCAACATCAATTCAATGCTATTGTTCATACGGTAACACGGCCTTCATATCGTGGACAAAGCCATGATTTCTTCGGTTATTTCGACCATATAGCGATAAAACCACTCAGGATGTTGTTTATCCAAACCAAGTCCAACCGTTTAGACAGGAAAGATTTCGTCGAGGCCTGTCGGTTTACAGCCGATAACATATCATTCCCGGCCATGGTTTATTTCTTTGTATGGATTGATGGCAGTAATATTAAGAAGAAGAAGCGTTCCTTGAAGATCTACGAGTATATTGTAGAAAATTTCATTAACGAAGAAGATTTCATGCGTCAACCTTATATCATCCATTATTGGAAGAGCATCGATATCGAGGACATCATAAATCCACATTCGTTTCTGATGAGCAGCATTAAAGACTACAAGGCAACTACGTACGAAATGGGTTCGGGGGAGAAAGATGCTCGTTTCAACTGAGAATGCGGAACTTTTCATACTCCATTCGGTTTTGCATCCTGAGCATGCTGCTGAACTTCTCAGTGTTGTCGAGACAGGATACTTCTCAATTCCTGAGCACAAAGTTCTTTGGAATGCAGTAAGAGCCGTAGCCAAAGAAGGACATACTATAACGTTAGTAGCAATCCAGGATAGTCTTCTACGTACAGGAGATGTCGTTTCATCGGAGATTCTCTTAAACAAGTTCGTAGATCTGAACATCATGAATTGGCCAGGGAGTCCACACGATGCGGTGAGGATTCTCAAGGAGGCCTATCAGTTTCGTACACTGAAAGGTATTCTCGAATCAGCATCGTCGGATCTTACGCTCAAGACGAAGACTCCTACCGAAGTTACAGACAGGCTTCTCCAGGATGTTTACCGTATTGTTCAGATTGACAAAACCTGGGAAATGGAGAACAAAGACAAGACAATCGAGGAAACGTTTAACTCTATTATCATGCCAAGGGGACATTTCCTGTCGTCGACCTATACAGAGCTTGACGGACTAACAGAGGGAATCAACTCTCAGGATTTGTGCGTCATTGCTGGCCGGCCTGGAATGGGTAAAACAGCGTTTGCTTTATCGATGGCCTACCGGATGGCTCAGGAAGGTACTCCGATACTGTTTTTCAACTTGGATATGAGCCGAACACAACTCTGGCATCGTGTATTTTCGATGTCGTCAGGCATTCCCGTTCAGACACTTCGCAATACATACATCTGTCCTCTTTCAGAAATCAATCTTCAGCAACTTAACCGGACAAGAGAAGAGCTGAAAAAATATCCTTTTTATGTTGACAGCAATCCCTATCACACGAGTATGTCCATACGGAATAGCATCCGGAACATCAAGTTGAATAAGGGAGTCAAGGTCGTTTTTGTCGATCATATTGGTAAAGTAAAACCAAACAGTTCAAAGGTTAGGGAAAGAGAGATTGGAGAGATTGTTGAAGATTTCAAGAGATACGCCAAAGAATTCGACGTTACAATCATGGCTCTGAGTCAGTTGAGTCGTGAGGTCGAGAAGAGAGGAGGGTCTAATGGACGTGGCTTATTTGATGTTGAACATCGCCGGCCACGACTGTCGGACTTACGAGATAGTGGAGCGATAGAACAGGAAGCCGACATCGTTATGTTTCCGTATAGACCTGAATACTACAAGCTACCACAGTTCGAAGATGGAACACCATCAGAAGGACGCATCGATATCGAAATAGCGAAAAACCGCCAGGGACGTCCTGGTCATGCGCTACTGTCTTATCAGGGAGAGTGCATGTATGTTAAACCCCAATATACCAATCCATGGAGGAATGAATGAGTAACCCCAAAGAAACCCCTGTTGTATCCTCGTCTTTAGCTACGAAGATCTTAGGAATACAGTCGGAAATAGGTCCGATAATCAAATCGGTTGAGAATGCCTATTTCCGGAGCAAGTATGCTGACTTGCCGACGATTATGGAGAAGCTACAACCACTACTGACAAAGTACAAGGTTGTAGTTACCCATAGAACATCCGCAATAAAGTTGGCTGCTCCAGAATTAGAATGCGGTAGTATTTACCATGTCGAAACACTTGCCATAAATTCGGAGAATCCCGACGATATCCTGACCGTTTCTATTCCGTTGTATATTACCAAGGACAAGACTCCACAAGTGATAGGAGCTGCGATTACTTACTATCGCAGGTATGGTATCGGAATGATTTTCGGTATTGTCACCGACGAAGACGATGACGGTAACCTTGCATCGAATAAAGTTCCAGGACCACCACAATTTCAGAAAGCACCGTCTTCACCCAGCACACCAACGGTAGCCAAAGCAGCAACACCTCCAAAGTCTGTTCCAGAAAGTAAGCCTGAATCAACAACGAAGGCAGTTCCTACTATGGCCCAAATCCTTAAAGTCGCCCAAAGCAAAGGAGGAACAATGGAAAATATCATGGAGCTGCTCAAAGCACAAGGAATTACTACAAAGGAACAGTTCACTCCTGAAATAGCCGTTAAACTATTCCAGGTTGTTAACGAAACAACCCATTTCAATCAATAATGCTCTTACGTTCTGCAATCCACTTGGTTGTCCATTTGGATTGCAGAACGTTTTTTTTGCTTATGAAAACATTAAAACTGAATAAATCGGTGTCTATCTACGACGAACCGTTCCCTTATGCTACCTATGACGTAACAGGCGAAAACCAGATAAAGGCCGATTCGGGTTGTGGATTATGGGAAGAGTTGACCTGTAACGACACCGAGAAGGACGTCGTTCGTTCTCTCGGCATAAAACCCTGGTTCGAGAAAGAGCCCTTTTTCATGGCCAATGGAGCTCCTGTCTATGGAAAATCCTGGATGACAGCACGAAGGTTTACCATCGGTGCCAGCGACGCAGGCAAACTCATATCTATGTCATTAGCAGAAAAGAATAGTCTTATTACACAGAAACTTGCAGGACTCCCTACGGAAGGTGCTTACAACTCTAACCGGTATATCTATTGGGGTCATAGATTAGAAACACCTATTCTCGAACATACTCTGGCTGCCGTCGAGAAGTCCGGATACCCATTTATGGGATATACCGGCTTTATCGTTATGCCATCGATAGGACTTATGGCTTCACCGGATCTACTCTATTTCAGTCCCTCGCTCAATGGATTGGTTAATGTCAACGCTAAGAGCACCAACTCCGCTGGCATGAACGCTAACGTCCCCAATATTTCCGGTAAGTTCTACTTCCAAATGTGTGTCGAAACCCTCCTGACAGGTGCCAAATATTCGATCTATACGCTCTTCAATGTCGAAGACAGAGACGCCGTTATCATCAGAGCCACCACCGATGACCCCCTGTTCGTTCAAGACCTAACCACCGTCATAAATCTGCTCCGTACCAATTGGATTACTCCACTAACAACCCATACCCTCGCTAACTCTAAACTTGATACCCTGCTTAGAAGATCGCCAGAAATGAAATCCTACAGCCACAACCCACCCCAGAATCCATTTTCCGACGAAGAGGCATATATGGATATAGCTTCGTGGTAAAAGTCGTTTAGAGCGGATACTTTCAATTGAAAGTATTCTTTGCTTTGTTGGAATATTAAAAAAAAAAGATTCAATTGTATTGCATTACAATACCTATTGCATTGCAATACAATTGATCTTTGATTTAATAGGGATGTCAAATAAAAACTAATTACCCTACAATTGAATGTACTATACATTGTAATACAATTACATTATTAATATAGTGCCTTGAATTCCAATTGTCAATAGGCCTTATACTTTTCCCCGAAATTTTTTCGGAGGAGTACCTCCCACCTACTATGTTGTCTAGCCCACCCCCCCCTCGAATGCGTGGTCCCTCGAATGCGTGGTTTCCACAAGACCTGTACAGGTTAGGCCAAGCCCACAGCGTAGGTCAGCGTAACCTACTGCCCAAGGCGAACGACCGGAACACCACGGCGGCAGACCTGTAACGAAATAGCGTAACACGTTGGCAATGCACGGCATACCCTGAACTAACCAAACGTATAGTCCATATTTCTCCGGCAACAAGCAACTTGTTAACTTGGAGGCGGGGGACAAAGGATACGCAATTTCAACAAAACACTTACAGTAGTACGAGTGTACTACTGTAATCAAGGGCGGCTACTATGCAGTGTAGTCCGCCCATTTTTATTTACAATTACTCTAGGAAGGAGTTAATATGAAAACAACTGCAGCAAATACCGACCGGACGGCATTAGTACATCACAGCCGAGCATTATCACCAACGATAATGCTCGCCTGTCAAGATCCGGTTCACGGACAGACAGTGAAGGGTATCGTGATATCCTTACTGACTGTCTCCGAACAGGCCGTAACCGGGAAGATAGTCCTGGAAGACTATCATTCCGATGAAGTTAATATTCATCCAGACAACCTAGGTCTTGTTCTGGAAGAATATAACTCCAGAACCCTGTATGTGGCTAGTGGATGCTATCTAACCGGAGATAAGCTAAAGCTACTTACAGACGTCCTACTCAAGCACAAGGATAAGCTACTCTACCACAATGGAGGAACATTCGAACGGTTGCCCGACGTTCCGAATAAACACTCCAACGTGCCGGTGAGTAAGCTTACAGTACAATTCTCCGACACCCACCGAATGACCATCATAGGTGATGCCAGATTCGGAGACTACCTACAGGGTACGGATGGGACTACAACCAACCTGAACCCGTACGGTATCAAAATATGCTTTGTTCCGAATGAGTACAAGTCCAAGTATTCTTCGAAAGACAAGCAGTCGAAACCTACATTGTCTAACAAGTATACGTATCTGTTCCAGCCTGAACAGACACCCGTTAATGAAGACAATTTCGAGGACTACAACGGAACGCCGTCCGACCTAATACCAATAGGTAACGAACTACCGCTCTAATACAATCAGGCGTCCGCATCTCTGGCCAAGAGGCTGACGCCAACTCATTATTTAATCAACTTTTTACCACAACAATCTAGAAAGGATTGCCATGAAAAAGCGTATCGTAAACTTCACAGTTCCTGCTAACTGCTTCCGGAATCTACCAGACCTAACTTCAGTCATAGACGCAGCGCCTATGGCTGAAGAGCCTACCGATGACGAATATGAGGTATTCTTCGGTGAGCTCTCGGTTAGCGAGCCTGAAGAACGTCATAACGATTATCCACCGGTGGAAGATCATTATGACGAAGAAAGCTACCCGTAAGAGTAGCGTCAATTATACAAGGGCTATCACAAGATAGCCCTTGTATATCATATAATTAACTTAACTAACTTACAAACTTTTACTAATCTAGAAAGGAACTGTCATGATAACCGCAATATATTTAGACTATGAAGAACCGGTAGATGTATTCTATCCCATTTTCGAACGCAAGATAAGTGAGGATGCCTTACTCTACTACGTAGAGAATGACGAATTAGCCAGACACTACTTCATAGTGAAAGCCACGGATCACTACCCGAACACACTCGAGTACGTTCAGCAAGCAATTGTAGAAAGTACCGAGCAGCTAAGGAAGTCTTCGTTCTTTATTCAAGCCTATATATGTCCGGCATACATAATGAGAGCCGTTGTCCCCAAACGCGGCTATGATTTGTATATGGCGATCAACATCATGGATGGCATAGATGTCGTCAAGGCTCTCAAAGAATTTACTCCAGACCATCCAGGAATGGGTAAACTGGAGTTCATTGCTGAGTCAAGTATGCGTCAATGGGCGTTACTACCGTAACGCCCTTTCAACAAAACCGGTTCACGGCTTGGCGAGGTTGTGGACTTTGGAAAACTATCGCTCAAATTTATTACTAACGTTAAATAGAATTACAAATGAACAAATCAGAACAGAACCAACAATCTTGCCAAGCCGATGTTAGTGGCAGTCGTTTTCAATCGGCTTACGCTCAATATTGGGATATGGTTAAAGACATTATAGACGAAGAAGGTTGGGTTTATACCAAAGAAGTGCCACATATGTTAGATGCTTACTTTGAGAGTAACACAGGAAAGCCGATTGAATTTCAAAAGTCATTCGGGAAATCAGGAGATAATCCGCATTGGTTAACAAGAGGAAGTCGTTGGCGACCTTCGGAGCTGTCTTAACGATTGCCACTAACGTTAGTGTTGGTGTAGTATGGGTGCTAATCTCCCACTCGTACTACACCATTCGAAGGTTGTACTAATAACCCGCGTTCAGAAAGTATAAACGGTTCTAACGAACCGTTTATACTTTTAAATCGGAGGTTTGGATGCTCCGCATCCAAACGTTTTCTAATGAGGAGCAGACTCTGACGGGTCTTGCTCCTCATTTTTTCACGACATCGGCAGCAGGCTTTCGACTTTCCACAAAACTTTTGCATCTGCCCTCCAATGACAAAAAACGAAAGCATAATCCTACGCTTTCCACAAAACTTTTAGTACATTTTTAACCCACCAATCACACAACAGGAGCACCGCTATGAGAAACAAGCTCATGCACCAATCGAAGAAACTTGCAACCGGAATTCTGCGCACAGCCGACAACCCATTTGCAAAGAACTGTATCCTTTCACTATTCAGAGTATCCGCCAATGCTACAGTAGGAAAAACGCTACTGAGCAAAGAATCGTGCATCGAACAAGGACTATCTCTGGAAAACGACGGATTAGTTATCGAACGTTATAACAGCAGAATTATCTATTCGTCCACAGCCGGAGTGTTCGATATAGATATGTTCGCACAATACGTTCAACATCTAATTCAATCTCTGAAGAAAGAAGAGATTATTTATTTTCGCGGCAACTTCACCGATCCATTTACAATCGAAAATGGAGTTGAAACGTCAGACTATGACGGGAGTAAATTCGTCGTACAGTTCACCGACACACACCGTATGGTAGTCACACGCAGGTATAAATACCGCGATGTAACCAAAGACAGTGAAACCGGAGAACCAATCGTACGAAACCCAATGGGATTAGACGTTGCGTTCATTCCTAACGAGTACGTTTCGAGATATGCACCGAAAGATGCAGAACAAGAAACAGGAATCTACGCTGCACTCCTGGAAGAAGCAGCTCTTGCTGAACTGCAACAGCAAGAATCAGAGAACTATACTGATGACCTTCCTTTCTAGAGAACTCTCATGATAAATGAGAGATAGGCCACAGGGAACTACCGTAAGGTGGTTCCCTATTTTTTTTACGACTAACCAAATACGACAATGCGAACAAAACACAACTTCGAGAAACTAGCCAAGAGGAAAAGAGACACCATAGCCACACTCGAAATAGAATCCCGGAATAAGATAAAGGCTATGTTTGGTAAGTCCACCGTCAGGTACAGGTTACTCTATAACCAGCGCAGAGACATAGCTTATGTAGCCAGATACAATATCTACGACAACTGCATTGGTATCATAGACATAGAAGACTTAACTCTAGACGGAAACATGACATTATTCACTACCCTAATGAAAGATGAGCTACACTATGCCAGCAAATTCAAAAGATCAAGACATCATAAAGATGGTTCAAAAGACTGAGGACACGTTTGAAATACGCATGGTGACACACCACGCATCAGTTAAAGGTTATGCAGCAGCACTCACTGAAGCTTTATACCGCGACAGCATCGGCTCACCATCGGCAGTCAAAGAACTAATAAGTAATTACTACAGGATATACGATGACAACACAGAACACTTCATCGCCATTACGACAAACTACGCATACAAACCGATAAACATATTCCCAATATCCACAGGTTCAATACAACAAACAGCCGTGGATATACCGAAGTTAATACGTGGGCTCTTGCTCTCTGGAGCGAAATACTTTTTTGTATGTCACAACCATCCATCAGGAAGCCCTAATATGAGCACACAAGACCAATCCATCATAGATAGGATAGGCTTAGCTGCAACAATCTACGACATCAAACTCGTATCAACATTCATATACACCCAGAAAGATATTTACGAATTTGAACCGTCAATGAACTACACAAACGTTCTCACTAAATTAATGACACCGTAATAACAGGAGAACACAATGGAATTACAACCTGATTACATTCATGAAAAGCTTCAAACCTCCGAACAGAAGGCCTTCGAGTATCTACTTAAGTCCGTACCATCCTATTCAGTTAGTAGGATAAACAACATCGAGAAGGTACAGCTACTCATCCGCTCACGAATCAGCCCCGACGAAATACACACAGTACAGGCATCCATCGGCGAAATCAAATGTACCTGTAGAGCAGGACAATGTGGCAAACAATGCTGGCATAAAACAATTGCTTTATGGGTCTATTTCTACTATTTTCGTACACGACTAGATTATAACGGAGTAATCCTAACGACAACAACCCCGCAGAAAGAACTCCTAACAACAATACAGGAAAGCACAAAAGAAGATTTTCCTGACATTCACACACAACTATACACAAAGGATTAAACCATGGCAACAGTATCCGTCCGCAGGAACATACCCACCAAAATCTACAACCGGAATACCCGTGGTTATGTAGAAACAACCGAAGAAATAACCGTCACAGTAGAAGCACCTACTATACCCGAAGCATACGTACAAGCAATTCTAGGATTCGACGAAGGCCAGAAAGCCGTAATCAATCACTTCAAGACATATTCCAACAACCAAGGACAAAAGGAAGACTCTGCCAATAGTCCATGGTCAAAATGGTAACAACAAGCAGCCTGTACCCGAAAGGGTACAGGCTTTTTTTTTATGATAACAGTAACAACGCAAACCAAGGACGGTCTTACCACACAGCATATCATCTATGATAAACACGAAAACCCTCCGCCAAGCAAGAAAGTATGGAAGACATACGAAATACGCTATGCCATGCGAGGAGAGTACGTCGAAGACATCAACGGACGCAAAGTTCCCGTCCTGTACAGGAACACACTCAAAAGACGTAGAAACAGACAACACCCCATCAACGATATTATGTTGATATTTCCAGGGCAGACTTGGATTGAATCTAAGCATAACAGCCGCCCATTTTGCTGGTCAACATCACCACAAACAGGAGTGAAATCACGACGTTCAACAACGCAGAAAGCCATAGCAAGACTTATATTAGCTGGTATTAAACCAGAACAAGCAATACGACAAGCCACACACAGGAAAACAGAGCTAACGAACAAACAAGTAAACGACTACATACGCTCAGAAAAATTCTTGGACGCGCTAATGGAAGAAGCAGGTATAGACAAGACCAACCTCAAGGAAGAACTCCTCAAAAGAGGTATTACCTTCGAAGCCGTTGCCGAACAGCTTGTCGAATGGTTCCAAACCAAAGAAATTGCATGGCCACTACGCAAAATGGCTGCTGAGAAAATAATCGAAACACTTGAGAAAAAAACACGAACACAACAACCGATACTGCAACCCCTGACAGGACAGAACATCACGAACATTGAACAAATAAACGTGATGGTCCGTAAAGAAATCGAATCTCGGCAGCAAGGACACGCAGGTCAAATCGTTTCCCAACGCTCAATCGACGAGAATAATTCTCTTTCTGAATTGTTCCTTGGCACAGACGGAACGAATGCTTTAGACAAAAGCGGCCCTCTAAGCGAAGAAGATTCTCTGGCATAAAGGAAAGCCATAGCCAAACCGTCAGGATAATCGTCGTGATCCCCACTGCCTAATCCAACGAGTTGATCGAAAGTCTTTTTCATTCGTTCACCACAGGCAGGATTGTAAAAGAACCTTCCATAACGCTGAACTAAAGGCTCGAGGACGGACAAAATGAAATCCTCTTTTCGTGTTCCGGTATGTTCGTGAGGGATGACCATACCCGTAAGTACCGGCGTGTTCCTACGCATTTCCGTAGCGATAGTACCCACAACAAGAGATTGGGTAGCGTGAGCATCGATGGTAATACTTTCGGCAGGGTATTGCAAGAGTTGATTCCGAAGGGATCCAAACATACTCCGTCGCCTGCCATTATCGGAAGGTAAAACGTCGTAGCCCCTACCGCCCTCGATATAGCCAACGTAAGGGAAGACCCTTTCAATAATCTTACCACGATCATCAGGCCTGCTCACGGCTTTAAGCAAAGCCACACGAAAAAGAGTAAACTCATCGGCTTTGGCATGTTCAGCACTGGCCAGATCCATCCCGTAATACCATTCGAAATTGCTAGCCCATTTCAATCCCTCCCACTCCCATGAAAGGACAACTTCCTGATCATAACGGTCGTAGTGCAAATCAATGGCTGAGAAATTTTCCCAAAGAAAACGTATGTCAGCCGGATCATAAGCTACATTACAGAACTCATTGTAAAACTCTTTCAACCGTTCTTTACGTTGGTAATCTTCGTACTTCTGCAAGATAAAACGTAATGAAAATCGCTCCGGCCAAGAAAGGGTTTTTAACGACTGTTCTCTTTTCTTGCACGTAGCCACATCCGGAATAAGAATAACACCCCTATCATCTTTTTTTAACTCCGATATAACAACTTCGAGTTCAGGTAGCCCAATGATCGACTGTACTATTCCTTTCCATCCTGTCAAAGAACGGACTTCATGCGTCACTGTAGCTGTGTGCATAATCGTTCCAGCAAGCAATGTCTTTCCCCTTAGAGTATCAGCCGTATTGCCCAATTCGGAATAGAACCATGTACTGATATTCGATCGTGTGGTTTCAGTCTTGGTATTCTTCAACGAATACAAGTCATCGACGAGCACCAACGTAGGACGTTTATTATTAACGTTAATACCACGAGTTTGCTGTCCAGATCCAATACCAACAATAATCGTCTTCTCACTGGTACGTTCATTGTGAGTGATGAAAGCAGATTTCCGCCAAAGGATGTCCCCACTTCGACCAGCAATAGCCAAATCATCATCGTCTTCCTCAAGCTTTTTAGGCCTCAAATCTCCCAAAAGAGAGTGCAGGTCTCTCCGTGATTCTACTTCTGACTTCAAGTTGCTCACGAACTGCTGTGCACGAGTAGCAGTTTCAGAAGTAATCAGAATGAAATCCTCCCTCAGAGGTGGGAGCTCTATTATATCGTAATCGTGTAGATCACTGCCCTCCCAGCCAAGAGCATCACGTCTGATATAGAACTGGTAACCTGCCAGCCAAAGACACGTAGCAGGCCAGGCGAAAGTCAATAGCGTTGTTTTACCCGCTTCACGGTGAACGACAGCATAGCGCTGCCGGTCCATCTTATTTTCATAGACAGGATCATACATCGATAGAATCGTTTGCAGCATCTTCCAATGTACTTCAGCAAAGCCATTATAAAACACCGACGGCCACAACTTCGTCCATAAATACAGCAGCCCTGAGTTACCTTTAGAAGTAGCCCAAGGCTGTGTATTGTCCAACCCTCGTATCAAATCAGAACTGTCAATCATCTTATTCCCGTGACAACTTTTTCACCTTTTCTTTCTTTTCTGACCTGTTTTCGCTGTCGAAAAGAGCATCTAACCCGGCACTTTCTGTCATTAACTCCTCATAACCATTTTCGTCTGACCGCTTCAGATGTACAAGCCGTCCAAACCGAACATCACTCTGGTCGAGCAATGACAAAGTCTTTTGATCATTAACAACAAGAAACTTTGTCGTTCCACTAACATTCTGTATAGCCAAACAAAGATACTCTTTATTCTTACTCCAAAGAGGACCCTGAGCGTTGGTCTGACGGTTGATTTGATAGTATCTATCACCATGCTCAGAAATGTAAACCGTAAATGGACAAAGTCCGTTTTCCATATAAACTCCAATTAATTAATTCTAAAGTTTGAATTCTTCTTCTTTCTTTTTTTCTGGTCCCTTATACCCTAGTTCTTTCAGGAATGTCTTGACAGAAGAATAGACTTCATTGCCAATGCTATGAATAGGACCAACAATCGGGAGGTTCCTTGTCCATGCTGTTCCGTCCAAGATAATCTTTTCCATGTGTTTATTCCATTCTTCTTCCGGAGCATCGAGAGCATGTAACGCTATTACCAATGACGCTGCTTCTCCTGCTGATTCTAACGTAGACATTCCGAAACCAGGACCGAATACCTTGTAGGATTCTTCTCCTGTCTTCAGTCCTTTTTCAACATAATTAACCGCGTGTCCAGACCTTTTTTTCTTCGTTGCTGATATTTCATCATCATACATCAGAGGAGATAACCTTAACTTCTTGTTCTTCTCATACAAATCTATACCATCGTGGGCTAATAACAAGGCACTAAGAATCCCCTGGCTGTAAACTGAGTTCGGATCCGTTAAACGGCTGACCATGTTCAAAGAATTGCCACTTTGATACTCCATAGTTTGTATTTTTTTGGCTAGTTCTCTCGCTGAGAACGATGATTCTTCTGGTTTCTCTTCGGCCTCAAAGGAAAAGCTGTTCTCATCATTTTTCTCTTCATCATCGTCAAAAATCATCTGAGATATTGTCGATCCTGCAACAAGAGATGAAGCTACAATCTTGAAAAAGTTAGCCAGCAATCCTACCCCAACTAAACGAGCAATTGCTCCGTGTTGTCTGCTTGCCATTCTCGTGCCTACAGCTATTTGTTTCCGACGATTTACGCCAAAGGTTTCGTCGAGAGCTCCTGCAAGATCATTCAAACGTTTCGCAGCAGTCTTGTCCTTTCGGATCTCAGACATAATCGCCTTGTAGAATTTCCTCCGCTCGTTAATACCCTTTGTTGTCTGAGTGAAATAATTCCGAGACCATTGACTGAAAAGAGTTAACGCAGATCCAATATGAGTTGAATGATAGGGATTCTTTTCGATATACTTACCCAGGATGTCATCCCCGAAGGTACGGATAGCATTAATACGCATCAGTGACAAGAACCGCTCTCCCTCCTCAACGCCGCCTATATGACCGGTATCTCTTTCCTGGAGCCTAAAAGCATAGTCCAACCCGCTGGCAGCCCTGGTTGCTCCTCCATATTCAGTCTTACTGACATCACGGAAAGCTACAGAGTTCAATCTATTGACATACTTAGTTAGCTCCGTCATGTGTCCCAATCCAAACATAGGAGCACCACGCTTGGTCACAAGCGTAAGAGCCATGTTGATCTGGTCGAGATTCATCTTCTCAAATTCGGTAAGTCCTTCTCCGGAAACAGAAGTGATTTCAGCATGAGCCTTCCCTGTCCTGGGATCAAAACGAGTAACAACCTTGAATTCTTCGGAATACTTCTTCAAATTGTCAATGATTGCTTCCATTTTCTCTCTGGCAGCATCCATGCCGGCTATGATAGCTTCATCATCAGCTCCCTTTCCTACATTTACTTCGGTATGGATTCCTTCTTTCCGTGCGATTTTCTGTAGTGTCGCCGCAGACCTTTCAATCTGGGAGGTCGGTCTGTTCTTTGCAGATTTAGGATCCATAAAAACGTCACCATAACGATTCGTCCCAACGAACCTACGAGCAACAGAACCGGAAACACTTTGTGGCGTTTCACCATCTCTCGAATAAGCCTTCTTTACAGTTGTCCATCCTCCATAGGTATCCAGATAGAATAGTCGTGCTGCTCCTCCGATAACATTGCCGATTGCATGTAGACCGTGAGAAACGACAAGCTGGCCAAGCTTGATTGAAGCATAGAGCGCACCCAATGGCAAGGCCATAGGTACAATCGGAGCGAAGGCTATCCCTGTACCCAAGCTGGCGGCAGCTCCTAATAGATATCGTCCACCACCATAGTAGAAACGGCTCATAAATCCTTTCCCGAAGACAGAAGCGAATTTGCCCATTGGTGAGTTAGGATCAGCCTTGACACCAGCAAGGAAAAGTTCTCGCAGTTCCTGGACTTTCTCTTCGGATATGTTTTCACCTATAGCCCCTTGGAGTTCGTAAGCATCTGCCACTAGTGCGTCGATAGGATCAAGATGGGTTCCTCCCGATTCAGTTGTTGATTGATACTCTTCAACTGCCTGGCGGACCTTGCCGAAATACTTCTCTACTCTTTTCCTGTCCCTGTAATCAGCAAAAGCTTCAATCATACCTAGCTTGGTCCCGTATCGCAAATCCTGTATAGAATCAAGATCGATGAAAACCATCTTTTGTGATTCAGGATTGTTCGGGCCTTCAGCTCTGAAACCCACTAACATAGGTTTGCCACGGCCGTCCTTGGACGTAGTAAAACCGAGGAACTGTACGTGTTGCACTTGTGTACGAGTTTCCATTTTCTCTACGTCAGTCCGTGTCGTTACAGCCATCATCACTCCAGTATGCAAGCCATGGTCCTGATAGCTAAGAGCAGAACCTCTCGCAATAACAGCACGGCGTAGAGTACCAATATCGAGACTGTTCTGGAATTGATAATCTTTATACTTGAATCGAGATAGAGTTGCTGTTTTGGCTAAGAAAGTTTCGTCATTGCCATACTTGGCCATATATCCTGTCCTCATAGCAGCGTTGACACTAGTCATCATTCCAGCAAGCCTGTCTTGGATACGTGCGTTCATTTCAGCTTGCGACCCGACCCAAGATTCACCCTTCTGCGAAACAATATGACGAAAAACTCTATCAGTAATAGCATCGAGTGCAGGATTGTACTCCTCCTGGGAATCCCGATCAGTAACACTACTCGGAACAACAGAAAGAATAGTCGTCGTTTCAGCACGAGGTGGAGCTGTAGCTTTCAATAGAATTTCATAGAACTCTCTTAAGCTTTCTACTGTCGGGAGAAAATCGCCTGCCCACCCAAGACCCTTATTAATAAAGTCAGCTTCTGCCTGAAGCTCAGCATGTGACATTGACTTAATCTCAATCATGCGTTTACTAATCTCTTGCTGTTTCCTCAACCGATCTGTTGTCGTAGCAAAATCCATCGTTATGTTCAAATCGTCAGAACGCAACCGTTCGGCTTGTTCTCTAAGCTCAGTAGACATACGTCCTAACTGTTCATTCATGATACCAATGCCTTCAGCAGCACCGCCCTTGTTGGCTTCATGGTATTGAGCAAAACTGTCTATGCTTGCAGCTATAGCATCGTGCATGTTCGCAATCATGTGCTGGACACCTTTCTGAGCGATAAGCCATCGAATCGCTTCTGCCATCTGTCCTTTCTTGAGAGGATCCATTGCGATATTGCTCTTGGCTTGGGCTGTTGTGACAATATCATGAGCAATTTCCTTAAGAACAGCCATGTCAGCCCCTTTGTAGGTACCATTGAGTCCCAAAGATTTTATCTTCCCGTTTTTCATGGTATAGGTGATATTGGTATTCGATGTTGTAATACCATCGAACGTCCCATGAAACTGAAGACCACTGAAATCTAACGGTAAGTTCTTGTGTGCTTCCGGATCAGAAAGAATCTGTCCGAGTTGATGAACAGCTTCGAGAAACTCTACGTTTACACTTTTGTTGTAATGGGTAATCCTTCTGTGAGGAAATAGTCTGCGTTCTTTCCAGGTTCTTTCATCGGTAGCTCCACCCAAGAACGTATCAAGGTATGATGTCGCAATGTCGACAGCTGCTCCGGCAGCATCAATCATCTGATGGAACTCCGAATGAGGAGCTAAAAACTCAACATTGGGAGCTGCATCAAAAACAATACGGTTATTGCCTTGTGTCCATACGTTTGTTCCGGTAGCTACCTTCTGTTTTTGGGATGCGACGATACGCCCGTTTTCTATTGAAAAGAAACTCATTACTGAATGGTTAGCTCCGTAGAACGTGCCATAATTACTCGACACCCGAACCAAATCAGTATCCCCTTGCCGAGCCATCGGATTTACATAGCTATGCCAGATGTTTCCAATCCGACGCTTAATTGCACTATCTGATTTCGTCCATTTTCGGTTTACACGAGCCATTTCTTTGGCTGCTGACATCGCTTGCAGAACGGCAGCAACTTTCAGGTTGTCTCTGCTTGCCTTTGTTCCTCCGATAAGACCACGTGAATCTATATCGTTAAACAATGGGTCACTGAAAAGTGTGTCGACAAGTTTCTCAGTTTCTTCATCACTAATACCTTTATTGACAAAGTCCTTGAAAATCTCTGCCACAGTTCCACGCATAGCAGTGGCGGTTGTCTTATCCCAATCTCTAATTCCCATCCCTGACTTGGCTCTCATGGCATCGAAAACATCTCTGACAGATTTAGCCGAAGACTTCCCTAAGTTGATGTCAAATCTTGATGCAGCTTTCTGGCCAACGGTTTTCCCTTCAGAACTGAGCGTTGACTGCCAAGTATGGAGCTTACCCGAACCGTTTTCTTTACCGACTATCTTTTGGAGATCCTCGACGGTAGGTTCTACTTCGGTATTATTGACTTCTGTTGTCGACATGGATTCCGGGATATCCGTTCGAGTTAACATCTTGTCGAAGATATAGCTTTCTACTGTTCTTCCCGTTGGATGCCGAGGAATTGTGACATTGGGATCAAAACCCGACAAAACCGTCGCAATTGGATTCGTCACTCCAGGAGATATTCTGTAAGTATCAGAAAAGTGTTTCAACAGAAGATGTCCTGCAACGTATTCCCGTTTGGCTTTGTTGTTAGGATAATAATCTTGGGCAACAATGCTAAGAGCTTTACCAAAAGCCTCGTACTTTTGTTGTCCAGACAACATGTTAAAACCTAACCTGTTTTTGTTCCCAGACTTTAAACTGTCTTCTAAGGAATCTACTTCTTGAGATAGCTTTTTGTAAGCTGCCTGCGCAGCAGGATCGGAACCTGCTGTATTGTTGATGAGAACTTTTTTCCCTGAAAGGATCGCATCTTTAATAAGATCAAGTGTATTTCCTATTGAACGTCCAGAAGAACTAGACCCAGGTTTGGCAACCCAATAAACATTAGCCCTGGTATTATTACCTGTATAGTTCCCGTTGTCAAAGTTTACAAGAATCGTTTTACCATCCGCAACAAGATTCATGAAATTCGGCCCCTTATTGGCTACATTGAGATGCTGAACGCTTCCTGTAAGTTTATCCATATTCTGCAATAAAAGCTCATAATTCTTTAACGGTGTTATTTCCTTTGTCATCGGGTCGTATTCATAGAAACTACCACCCTTAGCAAGAATTTGAACCCCATTCGGGTCACTACTGTTTGGTATTCTAAACTCTCCCCTAGGTTCTATTGCACCGACTTGAATAAGGACTTCCAATAAAGCTGACGAAGCCTTACCGTTGGCAACCATTCCGAGTACTTGTTGTATTCCCTCAGTGTTTCCTCCCTTCCTAAAAATAAGCTCTTTGAATAAGTCGATATCTTTGGCAAGCTTAGGAATCCCTCCCGTAGCTTTCTCAATGGCTTCTGCCAGCGGGTTGCTTTCTTTAGTGTAGTCTTCAGATAAGGCTCTAAACAGAGATTCTTTTCTGGTCGGTTCCTGCAGTTGAACAGAAGACTCTTTCGATTCAGGATCTCTTGGCCGAGCCCCCTGTTCAGCTAACTGCATCGTTAGGTCTGCCCTGGGGGATGGACTGATTGTCGGATTGCCTTCCCTTTTAGATGACATATTGGCATACCGCACAGCAGCAGCCGTCTCAAAAAAAGCTTTCTCACCTAAAGCATCTTGGAGGTCTTCTGGTGACGCTGGACCTCCATAACGAGCCCGCCAATAGCCGACAGCTCTTCGGAATATATCCCTGGTTTTGTTGTTTGGAAATCCCTTACTTAAGTCAATAGCAACCCCATCAACAGAAACGTTACCGAAAAATGACCCCCATAAGAGAAGCTCTGAATCATACGTATTGGGATCGTAGGGATCTACAAACGACTGCTTCCAAACCGAAAGTTGACTACCAAGGTTAGGATCGTTTTTTATACGGAATTGAACTTCAGATTCGGGGCCTGATCTCCCGAGTTTTACTACAGTATGGTAACTATCGATGCCCAATGCCATCATATTCCGGATTCCAGAAGTAATAGCCCGAAGGGCTGAAACAGCTGGCCCAATATCAGCACCGCCAGAAGACTGCATAGCTCTGTCGCCGTATCCAAGCTCAAGACTCTTTTGTGGCTGACGATAGTATCCGAAAGTAGAACCGGTACCTATCGATTGTGCCCGTTTAACATTAGGTATTTCCTCTGGAGTGGCTTTCTGGCCTTTCTTGAGAGCGGGTTCATTTACCTTCCCTTTCCCTAAGTTAAGACCGAGATTATACATCTCGTTCCAGAAATCATTATAGCTATTGTTGACACTCCCTAGTGGCGTTGATAAGTCTGGAGTGTCAAAAATCTCACTATTGATCACAAAACCAAGCGTATCATAGTCGTAATCTCTACCTAAAATGTCACGCATTAGCGCATCAGGAGCGGCAATCCTGTTCGTACCTGGAAGGATACCAGCTATAACAACTGGCATCATCGCTTCCATAGAGTCGGCCACAGGAAGAACACCAAAGGCTTTACTGCCAAGGCTTAACCGTCCGAGTTTCTCCATTGTACCTCTCCGGTAACGACTTTCGTTAATCCGGTCGAGAATATCCTGAGAAACAAAAATGTAAGGGGCATTCCGATTGACCTTCCCATCGATAAATAGGGGCGGTAATACTGTTCCATCAGGGAGCACAACTTCCTTACCAGCAACGAGCTGATTCATAAAATCCAAATCGTGAGTACTCGGGTCTGCTGCTATGTATTCATCCGGAGTGTTGTGTACATATTCCATTCCTTTCCGGAAAGCAAGCCCTGGAACGACCAATGGCTCAAGATGTACTCCACCAAACCCATCCATCTTTGTTAACGATGCTTCCTTGATTCTATCCCCGACAATTATTTCAGTAAGAGTAGGAACGCTAGAAAGAGCATTAGGAGTATCAAGTGCGCGCGCAAGAATCCCCGGATACATTTCATTAAATACTTCCAGAGCATTCCTGTCCAAGTTGTTGTCTGCATCATAGAGCAAACCGATACGATCGGCAATCGTCTTTTGAATGATTGGGTTTTTGTACTGATCAGGAATAGGGCTTTGATCACGAAGGACCAATTCCCTGATAGAGTCTAAAAGACGAATGTCATCTTTGTCGAGCTTGACCCTATTGTCTTCACCAGCAAGCGTTCGCATTGTACGATAAGCCCTAGCGGCCTCCAAATTCCGGGCCCGAACTGCAGGGAATAACTTCTCGTAAGCAGAATGGCCAATGTCATTCGGTACCATACCAGGAATGCCGGTAATACCAGAAGCAGCACCTGTTAAACGAGTGAGCTTATCCGTTCCACCAAGGAGCTTCAGCCCATCGTTCCCTGTCAAAGGGATATATCGTGTGAACAGTCCTGGAGATTCCCCCTCGTTAATCTTTTCTAGCGTTTTACCCAGATACTCCTGGGCATCCGCTTCAGTAATACCAACGTCTTGTCCTGCTTTACGCTGGCCAACAATTCGTCCTTTCTCATCATAGAAATAACCATTGCCATCGGCATCCGGTTCTAATTTATATCTGTAACTGCCATCTGATTTGATCGCAGATTCTACCGTTACAACTGAATATCCCTGTGCAGCCAATGTCTGGAGGAATGCAGCGAATTGCGGAGCATCAGTGCTCGATTCCATAAGATCCAACAACGACGAATGCAAAGCTGTTTTCCAGATACTAACCTGTCCACCATTATCAAGGTATCCCGAAGGCTTAATACTGTAAACATTATCAGGATTTTTCCCCGAAAGACCTGCATGAAGACGACGAGTGTTCGCATTGATATAGAAGGAAGCACCATCAAAATATTCCGACAGGGGTAAACCACCTGTTATGCCCATCAATTCGGGGAACTGTTTAGCAAGCTCATCGGTAATGACAAACATCTTATGCCCGACCCTTCCGTCCGGAAGATTTACCAGCCCATATTTACGAAGAGTCCGTGCGTGATCTTCCTGTTGTTCAGGACGTGGATATGCTGTCTCAGAAAGTTTTTCCATCCCCAACCAATCTAAGGTTGCGTCCACATGGTGCAGATCCTTAAACGAATTGTAAGCGTCACCACCAACAACAAGACCAAAATACTTAGCTGGCATTTTTATCCGCTCGACAAAGCTCTTTGCTCCTGGATCAACACCGAAAGTATGTATCTGGTCAAGAATAGTCTGTAATGCATGAAGAGTTTTCTTCTCTGTTAGATCTGGAATATTGACCCCTTCTGGAATCTTCGAGTCTATTCGGAGTGCTTTCGATACTTCGTCAAAAAGGAACCCTCCTCGTTGACCATCATAGGTTAACGCCTTGTCAAGCATCTCCGCAATACGAGCAATATTCTCATTAATCTTATCTTTGTTTTTAGTAACTCGAGCATCAGAAATCTCTGACAGTCGATGGAAATAAACCTTAGGATCATCAAGTAATCCTTCGCCACGGTAATCCTCTATAATTTTATGAAGGTTTAGACTCTTATATTCAGGTGCCCGGAACTCCGGTCGTTGACCAAATTTCCATCTTGAATCACTTGTCAAGATACGCCACCATATCATTTCTTCTAAAGAATCAACAATCTCTTTTGCTAATTTTTCGTCTTGTGTCCATGGCAGTCCATCCTGCCGTGATTTACTACTGGCATGTTCGTTAATAAAGTCCTGAATTCCGTGGATAAAATGTTCCAGATCGAAGGCAACAGCTCCTGATTCACCTTTGGGAACAACATAATATCCCTCAGCTCGGGCTTTATCCCTGAATGCAGAACGTTCTGCATGTTTCAAGGTTCCTACAGTACGTTTACCCTTTTCCACTTCCAAAGAGAGTAACTCCGCCCCTTCGAGGAGCTCAAGGAATTTCGATTGTAATGGTCTGTTCCATGGTCCGGCCATGGTTCGTACGACCTGCTTCATTGCCGTAATGTAATTACCTCTGTTTTTTGTAGGAATCTTACGTGGAAAAACACGAATAGGACCATCCGAATAGACAAGTGTTTCTTCCCATTTGACATTGCCATAGAGCCGAGCAGTATCAGACATCATAAAATCGAAGTTGGCAGGAATGTCCTTTCCTTCTTTGAGAAGACTCTCTCTGACCGATTCTTTGAACGCCTGAAATCCCAAATTGTTAAGCTTACCTATGAAGAGCCCGACGGTTTGACTTCGACTATTTGTTCCCAGCCATCCGGCTATTTGTTCCCATCGACGAACTTCGGCTTGTTGTGCATCCTCATATTCCTTAACATTTGCTTCTAAAGCTGTTGCTTGTTTAATGACTGCCGATGCATCTTTCCAATTGTTGAGAACGTTACCCAAAAGATTATCGGCAAGCTCTGTTGCTAATTTGACCCTTTTATGTACGGAATAGTTTTTCCACGCAACAGGGTCTTTAGCTTTGGCTGCTTCAAGGAAAGCATACTCGGGAATCCCAAGCCGAATGGACATCTCACTTAATTTCTGACCTGCTTCAACAACGTGTTTACTCACATACTGCCTCCGCCCTTCTCCGGCATGACGAAGAGCTGATTGCCATGTCGCTCGTCTGTTGAGGACATCCCTGAGATTCTTCGTCGGAGAGCCAACAGGTCGGAGTTGTGGTCTTGCATCGGTTCTCGTTGTCGTTTCCGAAGAGAAACCTCCGATAGCCTTCGTCTCCGTTTGAGTAAAAGCAGGTTGTTCCTGAGTAGATGCAAGTTGTCTTTCGGCAGTTTCATCGAAGTTTTCTACTTCGTTTGTCGCACGAACATCCTCACCATCTTTGCTTTCAGTAGCAACATCCTTTTCTTCGCTGGCTTCACGGACGACATCTACGAGGGATTTTTTCAAATCATCAAGTTGTTGTTCGTAAGTTGTTCCTTCATTACGACCCAATACTTTCTGAACTATTTCTTTAAACTTCCCTGGTTTCTGATTGTCACTGACCTCCTTGATAAGATCCTTAATGCCAGAGAGTTTACCTGTAAATAACGCAGTGGCAAACTCTACCGGATCGCTCATGTAATAAGCCAATCTAGACATGCCCCCTTGGGGTCCCCCTTGTAATTCCAATGCTGCTTGATCCAGCGCCACGGCCTTCTGAACGTCAGGATTTGCCAATAAACCCTGACGAAGAATTTCTACTTGATCACCGATAGCCCCATTGTAAATCTGTTCTGTAATAGCAGCATGTATCAACTCCTCCATGATTTGGAGTTTTGCCATCGTACCATCAGAATTAAGCTGTCGTAATCCTAAATGGATTGTTTTTGTTTCATGATCATAGAATACATCACCATCAGGACTTACTTGTACTTTTACGTCATTCAAGTGCGGACTGACAGCTAAGGTTTCGACAAGAGATTTGTCATCGCCAGCATCTTTGACAAGGTCAACTACCGATGCAGCTGAATGTTCGCCATGCGCAAGAGGCAACTCCGGATGGAGAAAAGAATCAGGTTCCTTTTCAACTTCAACAATCCAATGTCCTCGTTCATTCTTCCGGGCATTTATGGTTCCGGCTTGAGCTGATCTTCGTGCTGACCGAACCGACATGTCATTCCGTTCTGCCCATTGAGCCAAGGAGATGAACTCTGTTGTTTTCGTTTGTTCAGGAGCAGCAGCATCTTTTACAGGACTTTCCCCTGTAACAGCTTCAGATTCTGTTCCATCGACTTGTTCTGGTGCAAAAGTGTCTTCGTTGTTTTCAGCAACAACAGCCTCCATGGTAGGAACTTCTGCTTCTGTACTTTTTTCTTGTTCTTTCTTCTCTTCCCGAGCCTCTTCCTTCTCACTAGTCTTCTTATTCTTTTCATGAAACTTCTCAAGGAAGTCTAACTCAAATCCCTTCAGAACTGAATTTTCACCTTCTCCTTCAGGATTACTCTTCCTGAAAGCAATTTCTTTTTCAACAAGATCAAGCAGTTTGTCGGAAGCTTCAGGTGAATCTACCTTCTGGTTTTCGATAAGCCTGGTAGACGTAGCTTTGAATTCTTCATACTCCCTTTGTTCTTTCTTGGCCTGGGCTACTGGATCAGCACCAATTTGAAAATCATCATAGTACACCTTTCTTTTTTCAAAGATTTCGGTCCTTGCATCTACATTCTCAGCTGTTTCAGAGAAAACATTGCTCTTCTCTCTACCTGCGAGAAGTCCTATGTTACTCTTCCTGTAGTTCCTGTAGGCATCTTTTGTCAGAAAAAGACTGAATCCCAAATCAGTAATCATCTGAGAAACCATTTCATCACTAGTGATGTCGTACTTTTCGTTTGTTAATGCTTCAGATACCTGAGACTGTACAGGATTAGCAGCCAGATTCCCAACGGTATAGCCTACATTCTGCCACTTCTCTATCGTCCCTTGAATGGCTTGTTGGATTTTGTCTTGTCCTTCGAAAAAATCTCCTGATACTTTGTTCTTTTCGATTGCTCCCTTTAGTTTACGTACCGATGGCAACATCTTGGCAGCAGCTGCTCCTGCCATTCGAAAGCCTTGTCCTATTACAGCGGCAACCCCACCAAAGACAAGACCTTTTTCAAGAGATTCTGTAAGCTCTTTCGTAGTCACCCTGTCACGGGATTCAAGGATTGTCATTGCTTCAAAAGTCAATACTGTATGGGCTATGTTTTCTGCTTCGAGCCCTATGGCTTTCCCTGCTGCCTTTGTCCATTTAGCTAGAACCGGATACTTGTTTATTGCTGCAATAACGCTTTCAGTCCCTGCTTTCTTAAGAACTTCAGAAGCTACTTTCTCGGCTGACTTTATTACACGATAAGACCGGGCAGTCTTGGCACCTACCTTGATACCACCTATGGCCATTTTAGAAAGACCCCCCGCAGCTTTTAGACTCCCACCTGCCATGCTTCCAATTAGATTTCCACCCATCTGAAGAGCTTTGTTCAGAAGTGGAGGCTCAGTGATAATGTCTTTCGGGAGGTCTTTTTTCTCTATTTGGGACTGCTGGGCAGCTATCGCTGTAAGAGCTATAATATCAGAATCAGACCTATCTTCGGTAGTTGCTGATGTCGGCAATGCTGTTTTAGGCTCTCGTCCACTCGGCGAAACAAATTTCTTGTAAACTTCTCCTGGCTCAAGTTGCAGCCGTTCGTCAGTCCGAGAATATGCATCAAGAATATTACCATACTTGCGAAGTTTAGCTCCTTGTGAATACTTCGTTCCGCCATCCCTTTCGTCATTGACTCCTCCTGTTATCCCACTAAGCATTCCCAATGCTTCAGTAGAATAGAACCCTAAGGAAGCATCAGCAGCAGAATTAGCAAAATCAAGAAAAGTATTGTATCCTCCAACTGCTTTCTTGGGATCAAAACTGAAGGTCTGCCCATTGTCTTTACTCTGTGTCGTTCCATCCTGACTTTGCATATTGTACATCAGCTTGAGGACATTCAATTGCTGCTGGTATGCATCATTCAATGACTGGAATTCTCCTCTGCTCCGGAGATTCTTTATAGATTGTGTTAACTCAGGAATGTTGAGTCCTTGACTGTTTCTCCTCTCTGAACCTAGCACTCTGAAAATCCATTCAGCAAGTCCTTCATGGTTTTCCCTTGCCCATTGGTTGGTCGCAGAGGCAAACATGTTGTCGTTAATCGACTCCAAGATAAAGTTTTTTAGCTTTTCTACCTTCGTTTTTTGCTCATTCTTATCTTTTTCTTTCAGGCTTTTATCTAAGTGTCCAACTCCGTAAGAGATTTCTAATCTTTGTGCTACCTTTGTTAACGTCGGTTCATCCATCCTATTAAGACTCGGCCCTAGATATTGCTTGAGCAAGGCCATAGTCCCATCCATATAAGCATCGTTTAGATTCGCTTCTGCCAGAGCAGGATTTACAAACTGTACATTCTTCGTCTCTTTATCCATCCATACCGTAGGAGTATTAACCATCCTGTCGTAACTAAGATAGAACTCATTAAAACGAGGATCACTCATCCGCATTTGAAGCCAGACTTTTTGTTCTTCTGTTTGCTTCATGTCCTGTCGGACTGTCTTAGCAATAGGATCGGCATCAAGGTCGTTAGCTATTCCTGACCTTAACTTCTGTAAATCATCGGTATTTTTGAGCAGTCCTGCACGTATAGAATTGAGCTCATCGACTCTTTTGTTGTATGTTTTGGGATCGATTTTCTTATTCTTTTTTAATGTTTCAAGTTCGTCATAAACTGCAGACCAATTGCTACTGAGCTTTTCGGCCATTTTATTTTTTGTGATATATTCTTGAGTCTTCGCAACGAAAGCATTATGTTTCTGTTCTTCCAAATAGCTTTCAGACAGCTTCAAATGTTCATCCATTTTGTCGACAGCGAGAGTTGTCCTTATCTTGCCGTTAAACAATTTCAGTCGTTTGTCTATTTGAGCAAGTTCTGCCTTGTTGGGTTGACGTTGTAACTTCTCGAACTTGGCTCTCGTTGACTCAAGAAATTTCTCTCTTTCTTCCAGAACTTTATACGTATACTGCTCTGGCTTAATACTCAGGGGTTCCTTGTTCGGACGGGCAATACTAATTGGCTGTTTCTTCCGTATCTGCTGACGAGAAAGAACAGCTGTATTTACTTCATTTGCTTCCGTGTTGTCATATCGCAGTTTAGGGGGTTCTAATTCTACCGGTGAATTCGGATTCCTGGGATTCGTTGACTCAGCCACCATGGGACGAGTTTGTGGGAATGCACGTAAATCCAGACCCCTTATTCCCGTATTAACTGCTTTTTGGGGAACAGCATTTTGCGTCGATGTTGAAGCAGGAATTTGCTTCGGTTGCGGAGCAGGAGTTTGTTTTGGTTCCTTAGTATCTTCTGCCAGGTTTTTCTTCTTGGCTTTTTCGGCTTTTTCTATCGATATCTCTAACGCAGCGTCAGCCCTTGACTTCTCCCAGCTTGCCACCCTATCCTTTATGCCCCGATACATATAGGCATAACCTTCTTCCGGAGTGACGTATTCTCTTTGAACAATCTTTTGAAAGATAGCGTCAAGCTCTTCCGGAGTGTAGTCCCATGCTTCTTTCCTCCCTACTTGACGTTTCATTTCAGAGAGTTTACGACGGCCATGGCGGTTTTGATCAATCAGCCCTATACCTAGTATCTTGTTGTAAGCCGTGTACGCTCTTGCTTTTTGTTCGTCCAAGATCGAAAGTTTCCCGTCCTTTTCGGACATACCACTGATGTAGGGATTTTTATAGTTGGGCTTGCGTCCCTCTTTATACTCCTGTTCGCCCCATCTAAGAGCCCTATTGTGGAAATCGACCAGACTCTCTGCTGCTTCTATGCGACGTCCACCGAAATATTTTTCTGTATACTTTATGAAATCTTTATTCTTAGAAAGCGTTTCAGCCCCGAAAGCAGACCTCGTTTCCGGTGCCATAGCAGCTGTCGACGCTTCTTTCCATGCATACCAATTCTTAAGAGCTTCCGGATCGGTCGGAGGCTGTCCATTCTCGTCAGCATAGGGATTACTATTATCTCTCTTTGGTGCTTGACTGTCATTATAGTTGAGGGGCTTTACCTCCTTATAGATGATAGCTCTCTCCGCCATAGGAATCCCCTTCCCGAACTCAGTACTATTGAAAATATTATCATAGTGTTCGGGATAAGGACGATTAGATCCTCTTCCTTTGGGCTTTGCTGGACTTCCCATTAGATTTTTCTTAAGGGTTAGACATCTGTTGAGTTACTGTCGTATTGGCTGTGGCCGGAGCGTTCATGTTCATTGTAAACTGATCGAACAGGACTTTCGGTATTTTTACGCCAGCATTGGTCTTGATAGCAAGCTTGCCACCTTCGTTAACAATTTTGAAAATTTCCGTCCCATCAGACGACGAAATTGAAACAGATGTTTTCCCATCCCACTGACCACCGCCGTTTTTCTTTGAACCGAACATCTTCATATCATATTTAAGATCAGGATCGTTCGGTCCTTTACGTGACTTATAGTTATGGAAGAATCCACCGATCTTGTCTGCTATATCTGCTACTCTGGCTGGATTGCCGTCAGGAATAACTATACCACCGCCAACAGGAACATGACTGGATTGATTCGTTACGACATTGTCCCCATCATAATGGGCTTGAATACGACTATTCCCGAACCCTTGAATGTTGAGTTCTTTGCCCGCAGCGTTACCACCGCCACCACCATTGCCATGGCTGACAGCACCACTTGCGCTGGACTTGTTGCTGATATTGGTCATATTGATAGAGCTTCCACTAATAGCACTCTTGGCCTCATTACGAATCTGACCGACTTCTAAGTTCGTCTTCGTCAGGCCACCACTAACCGTGCTGGACTGTGCTCGTTTACCAAGACGCTCGTTGAACGTTGCCAAATCTTTCTCCCGTTGGGTAGCAAGGGCTGCATACTGTCCGGGTGCTGCCGCGTTTGGACCACCAGCCATAGCAGCAATACTCTCAATAGCAGCAGCTCTACGCAGAGAAGGTAGTGTTTCTTTTATCTCATCATAGAACTGTACACCTACTTGAGTATCCGTTCTCTTTCGATCAGTTACTTCGTTAGAAATCTTTGGCCCTGTTATATCTTGAACATAAGTATTGTTCGCAGACTCAAGAACACGTGCTACTCTCGACTGTGCATCTTCACCCTTGGCACTTGTGCTGACTCTCGTCGTGGTACCTTGGTTTGCTGCTGCTGGCGGAGTAGTAGACGTTGCTGTTGTTGACGGAGTAGCAGCCGTAGCAGACGAAGGACTTGTAAAGGAAGACGAAGGAGGAGCCCCAGGAGGAGTAACACCAAGATTCTGCAACGTCTGGGCAGCATTACCGAGTAAGGGATTCGTTGCAGCAACCGCATTGTTTAGAGCTGCCTGGCTATTAGCCGTTACAGGCGGAACAGCTCCTGGAGCATTAGGGTTAAATCCATTGGGTCCGCTCAAAGCACCTTGTCGTAAAACCATGTTACCAGCTGCGCTTCCGCCAGGAGCTACATACTCCGTTTGGATCAGATCACTAATATGGTCTGCTGTTTCTAATTGTTTCCCTAGTGCTTCCCTACGAGCAGCCATCTGGTTGGCTGTTACCTGAGCATCAATATCCTCGGATTTGTCAAGCAACGTATCCCGTGAGTATGTCGCTTCATCTCTTGTCAGGTCTTGTTGTTCTGGGTTGACAGCATTGAGATAGTCATTACGTGATCTCTCGTTAGCAAAGACCATCCCATTGTCGGTAAACTTCACGCCATCACCGACATTAATCTCACCTCTGTCAACCATCTGTTGCATCAGTGCGGCCTGGGCACGACGACGACGCTGATCTTCTGTTTGTCTGGCCACAGCACTATTTGTCTGTGCCAGAAGATTACCGAAATCATTGCTAGGCCCAGCACCTTGTACAAACTGAGCAGGCATAAAAACTCCTTATTATCTGCCAGCAACCAAGCCGGCTGAATTATCAACAAGACTTTTAAGTTGCGAACCACTTGTAGCACCTGCCAGAGTCCCTTCGAGAAGACCTAAAAGTGGATTCCTGCGTTGCTGTTGGAGATAGCTTACATGACTTGACAGGTTCGCTATCGAATTATTTACGCCTTCCAACTGAGCTAATTTCTGCTGTTGGTTCTGTAGATAGGACTGTTCTGTCTGTGCCATCTGCTGGGCAAATGGAGCGGCTGCTGCCATGGCTGCTACGTCTTGGGCACGTTGAGCCTGTCCACCGATAGCAACTCCACCCTGTTGGGCTACTTTGCCAGCAGCCATGTTCATGGCATTACTGACAGCTGCCCCTTGTGCCGTACTAAGCTGTGCCTGCGTTGCTCGTCTTGTAGCTTCAGGAGATACATTCTGCATCTGCTCTCGTACATTTGACAACCCACCGTAAGCGTCCCGATTATATGCTTCCTCCATCCGTTTCATCGCTGCATTCTGCTGTAACACTCCGGCAATGCCACCAATAATTCCAGCTCCCATTTGAACAGGATTAAGAGATGTAAGCATACTCTCACTCGTGCGGATCTGGCCTGTCTTCTCTGGATCTAGATTCTCCGTAGAGGTAACAATGTTTCCCGTTGAAGCCGGAATCGGTGCCTGGATAGGAGCACCAGGCATCATAGACCCTTGTAACGGTTGTGGTTCTGCAGGCGCAGGCGCAGGCACAGGTGCAGGTGCAGGCTCTGGAATAGCCCCTGGAGGAACTAAAGGAGGGGTAATAGCAGGAGGCGACTTCTGCTGTATGATCTGCATCAGTGATTCCGGATAAAAAGCGAAAGGAAATCGAAGCCCTCCCTGTCCTGTTGATGCTTGAGAAGCAATAGGTCCAAACGGCATTATGGTTCCTTATCAGGAATATGAAACAAAATTTGCGGTTGTCCGGGAACGAGATGTATCTGCAGGTTATGCTTGGCGTATTTCTTTTCGATGAGGTCTTTCGCGAATTGGAACTCTTCGGCTGCCTGTTTGCAGATAGCCTTCTTTTCTGCCGGAGTCAGTTCCGGCGTTTTCTCTTCCAAGGCGTCTTCTGGAGTTATTTTGTCCACTTCTACCGCGTGGTAAACATCTTCGGGTAAAACTATGTCCGCATGGCCCTCCCCATAAACCATAGGTTCATCCTTCGTCAGGACACTTCTATCGGCTTCTTTCAGCTTTTCTTCTGTCCAAACTGTTGTTCGTTCCATCAAGGTACTCCTGTTAATAATGAATAATACAACGCTTGTTGTTTTCTGTCAAACATACAAAAAAATAACCCAGCAGATGAGGCTGGGTTATTCAGGGAGGAGGGATATGAAAGACCTGATTTTAGTCAGGCTTCTCTTTCTTAGGACTGTTCATGAACCATCCTTGAATGATTTCAATTGCTCCCCAAACTAGAATGCCAGCTTGAGCAACTTGATTCAAAAGTGGTTCTACTCCTGGGATGCCAGGAAAAAAAATACCGGCAAGTCCTACACACAGACCCTTAATAAGTCCAATGATTGTCGTTGTCTTGTCATTGTCTGGACGCATATTCTTTGCTCTCCATAGTTGAAAAAAAGTTTTGAGTAGTAACGGTAAAGACTTAAAAAGACGATAGTAAAGGACAAACGAACTGACACCATCTGTCTTTTCCTGAATATCCTCCGGCAATGGAAGCTTTTCGACATGCTTCCATTGCTCTGTCACTTTCGGTCGCTCAATGGGAACGGAACGAAGAGGTGCTGGTTTTATCTCTACGAAATCTTTCTTTTCCATTGTCATCTTCGAGTTCTAATTCGATGGCACCAATCCGGTATTTAATCTCTGTCTCGATGTTTTCAAGCTTGGACAACCTCAGTTCATACTGCCCTATATGATCTAGCTTTACTTTCATTACCGCTACGTCTTCCTGTAAGATTAGGATCGTTCGCAGGAGTGCACCACCAATGACCACAATAGCCGATGCGGTCAAACCAAGAATCCATTTCGTAAATGTGTCATTATACATTCTCTTCTAGCTTCTTATCTTGACTTTCAATCAGCTCTTTGATTTTGGTCAGACATGCTGTTCGAAGGTCTTCTCCTAACTCTACCGGAAGTTTGAACGAAAGATGTTCCTGATCAATCCTTTTGTTATCGTCACTTAGAGCTTGATAGCTGACCATACAGTGGGTCGGCAATCCATTTTCGTCAGTATCAATGATTATACGTGACCCTGCGATTGCTACTTTCGATGGGACTTTTACTACCCGTGCCCGAAAGTTGACGTTTATAGTTTCCATGGTGTTTCCTCCGTAAAAATGTTGGATGCGACAACGGTGTTATCAGCAGCCACAACATTGTAATTTACAATACTTGTAACCGCTTTGCAAAATTCGTCAAAATCTGTACCAACACGGAAACCCGTGAGGGTTACACCATCTTTGGCCGGATCTTTGGCCGGTGGTGCGACTTTTGCAGCAGGGAACGAAACTTGGAGTTTTTCAACCATGGTTTTTTCTCTAAAAAAGTTAGTAAACTAAATCAGTAAAGTGAATATCTGCAAGCCAACGCATGGACGTTGCGGCAAGGCCGGTACAGGTAAT